GCAAATTTAACCATTGGGTTCTTGGTAGAATACAATTTTAACCTAAAAGGAACTCATGAAGAAAGATGACTTTATTAAGCAAGTCGAAAAGTGCGGCGATGCTATAATAACATACAGAAGTCAGAACAGTCGTAGACTAAAGTACAACGTCTGTACGCTTGACTTTGACAATAAATATATACAATCGAAAAGAAATAGAGCAAAACCTAACGCTAATCAAGTGTTATTGTTCTGCTGGGACACAGATTCCTACAGGCTTCTTACGCCTGCAAATGTAACCTCTATAGTTCCTTTGTCAGCGATACTAAAGAATGATAGAATTACATGAAGCCCCAGCACTCTACGAGAAGTTAATACATTACAACGAAGAAAGACATGAGAAGATATATCTTACTGTCAATACATTCCGTGATGTAGAATACTTGTCGTTGAGAAAATATTACCAAGATTTCGATGAACAATGGAAACCTAGCAAGGAGGGAGTAACTATGCCCCTAGATTTTACAAACAGCAAGGAACTCTTTGCTGGCTTAGTTGAGATTATATCCTTGGCAGAAGCCAAAGGTGTGTTAGAAGAACATTTCGGAGAAATACTAAATGACATCTATCAGTAGAAAAGTCCACTTTTATGGCGACAGTCATATGCAAGGATTCGAGATAGACCACGATGAGATACTTGGACGCAACACATATCAAGAAAAGAAAGATTTAATTAGAAGATTTGGGTTACACCAAGCAATAGTCCTGTGGAATCAAAAGATGGGAAGAGCAACAAAGATGTCAGTATATGACTTTGCTCACCGTAGATTACCACAAAGTTATCCATCTCTACTATTTCCTGAGTCAAGATTAAATGCTTGGCCTGCTATGAGTTATGATTACTTACATTTACGATTAGTACATGACTATTACAAAGGATTACTAGATAACTACGATAGAGTATTTATTGGAGTAGCTAGACCCACGCGTACCTACAAGCTAGACGAAATGGGCAACTTTGATTATAGATATGAAGATTTAGATGGCAAAGCCAGTCAAATGACAGACATACAATATGCTTGTGCATGGACACTCGGTGCTAGGTCTATCATGGATTTCATGGACAAAAGAAGTATAGAATACACCTTTATCAAACACTTTGATATATTTGATAGAAGTGTAGATGATGTACATAATATCTCAATCCCAGACGGGGCTATCTATACTAATATGTTTATGGAAGTTTACGAAGAAGTAATGAGTAAAGCAGTTCCCAAAGGATTACATGAATTTGGAGACATGAATGGATTCTACCATCGTAACGCAGATGCTCATAAACAATTTGCAGCATACCTCAAAAAATACTTGACATAGCCTCAAAAATTTCGTATAATATACATATGAATATTTTTATACTTGACGAAGATTTAGATAAGTGTGCCGAGTATCATGTCGATAAACATATCGTCAAGATGCCACTCGAGGCAGGACAGATGCTGTGCACAGTACATTGGACACAGAAATATGCAGGATACGTACCACACAGAAAACTTACATCAGACGAATGGGCATCAGTTTCCATTCAAAAGAAAAACCAGCCTAGGGATTTTCCATATCTCCCTACTATGTATAATCACCCTTGTACCATCTGGGCTAGGAGTTCCAAGTCAAACTACGACTGGCTCTACTGCTATGCCCTTGCATTGGGAGATGAATACACCTATCGATATGGCAAAGTGCATAAATCCGTGGAGATGGTCTTGGGCTTACCCGACATCGACCTCCCAGACATTGGACTTACTCCATTCGCACAAGCTATGCCTGATGATTGCAAACGAGAGTGTGCAATCGAAGCCTACAGAGAGTTCTACCACAAAGACAAGGCTGTCTTTGCCGACTGGAAATACAGAGATAAGCCATACTGGTGGGACGAATCTTCAGCAGATTATGAGAACAGGATAAGCAGATAAAAAATAGTTCTTGACATCGCCTCAAATATTTAGTATAATATACAAATGAATAAAGATATTAGAGCATTTTTAACCAAGTGTCGCGAGTCATATTTCAATGGTCGCCCTATCATACCTGATGAAGTGTATGATAGACTTGTAGAGAATGTCAATACAGATGAAGTGGGCTCAGCTACGGACAGTCGTTTCAAGCACCCCTTCCAGATGTTTTCATTACAAAAAGTTTTTGCAAACGAAGATGACGCTCCAGATTGGGGCAACGAAGCTGCCGTTACAACTGCTAAGTTGGACGGTGCAGCCATATCAATCACTTATGTTGATGGCATACTTCACCAAGCTCTCACAAGAGGAGATGGTATTGCAGGACTAGACATCACAGATAAAATCAAGCACATAGTACCAAAAGTATTAGAAACAGGACAGACAGGCTATGCCTTGTTTTCTGGCGTCCGTCAGATTACAGGCGAGGTCGTAGCTCCTAAAACTATCAAGAACGCAAGGAACTATGCTGCAGGCGCTCTAAATCTAAAAGATGTAGATGAGTTCAAGTCTCGTGACTTGACTTTTGTTGCATACGGAATACAACCATATATTGGTCAACGCTGGTGTGAGGACATGAAGCTACTCGACAACTGGTTCAATGTAGTAACCATGGGCGATTATGCTGAGTTCCCACACGATGGCATTGTATTTCGACTCGATTCATACCGAGCATTTGATAAGTTAGGACACACGTCACACCACCCTAGAGGAGCATACGCATATAAAACCAGAGAGGCAGGCGTAGTAACTAAACTATTAGATGTTGAATGGAACACAGGAAAGAGTGGAGTTGTTGCTCCTATCGGACTGCTAGAGCCAATCGAAATCGGTGGTGCAACAATATCAAGAGCTACACTTCATAATATTGCTTTTATAAACGAGTTGGATTTAGAAATCGGTTGTAATGTAGAAGTGATTAGAAGTGGAGAAATAATACCTAAAGTAGTGAGGAGAGTGTAATGTTATTATATTTAGAATCACAACTAGAGAAAGCATACAGAGTATACATAACCAAGATACCATCTGGTTCAGAGATTCCAACTATAGAGTTTTTCAGAGAAATGATAGAAGAAATGGACGACCCAGAGTATTTTGAATTACTGCTAGATGAATGGGAGAACGGGCTTGGCACTCAAAGATATACACACTAAGAAACAATTACAAATAGAAAAACGCCTAGCAGAAGCTAAGTTGGCATTTGACCTATCTTGGTGGGTTAAGTGGGCAGCTTCGCTAACCTTGTTAGCTGCTATGGCGTTGAGAGGTGCACAGGTGCTTCCAGTAGTAGACTTATGTTTATCCTTTATAGGAGTAGTAGGTTGGCTATGGGTTGCAGTATTGTGGAAAGATAGAGCTTTAATTATGTTAAACACGGCAGCCAGTATCATACTTGGTATAGGGATTCTTCGTGTTTTTGCAGGAGTTTAGTATGGCTTCTGTAGGTAAGTACAATGAGACATACTTTGCAAACTACCCACAGGAAAGAGACCGAGAGGGTGTATTGTACGGTGTCGTACTTGTAAATAAAGAAACATACGAAAGAGAAGTAATAAAAGTAGGAATTGCAGCGGGTAAAGACTGGCGGCATGTAATCAAAAGAGCAAGAGGTTTTCAGGGTTATGACTTGAGAATACAGCGTACTTGGGCTAGTACTCTATACGAAGTATTTTGTATGGAGCAAAAGCTACACGCAATGTTTTCAAGTGATAAATTTGAACCAGCTCACAAGTTTGGAGGACATACAGAGTGTTTCAAACCTACGAGCAAGATATTAGAGGAGTTCCCAAAGAAATGGACATGAATACACCAGACAAAAGAAAGTTTCACGAAAGTGACAAACCAGCAGACCAACACAAGTACAATGGTTGGTACTGGCACTTTGAAACTAGAAAGTTTTATCGCTGGGACGATTTGCCCCGTGAAAATTCATAGAGTAGGACACACATATTTTTCAGTAATAGAAGATATGCTTACCCCTGACCAATGTCAGGAAATAATCAATTCTGTAGATAATTTTATAAACCGAGACATAAAAGAAGGAAACTACAATGGTTGGCAGACAGGACGGCTATTTAGACATGTTGGTAATCCTACTGATAAGTATTTACCTTTGTTCGAAAGTGTTTTCAATGAGTTTAATGTGGGCAGTTATAACTTCAATCTTATTGACAATAAATATACTCATTTTTGTAATATGTATACTGAAGGACAGGAAGTAGGTTGGCACAGAGATGAAGATGAATCAGTAGAAGATTTATTCGAAAGGACACCTGCAAATAGATTATCTTGTAGTGTCTTTTTGAATGAGGGCTTCAACGGAGGAGATTTCGTACTAGAAGGAATAGACAGTTGGAAACCGAAAACAGGTATGTGCATAATGTTCCCATCAGCACATCTACACCGAGCGGGTAGGGTAACGGGTGCACTAAAATATAATTACACAGTTTGGAGAAAAGGAGAAAGAGGAGCTTGATTGTAAAAGGGATTTCAGAGGGATTTCATGATGCCTCAGTAGCATTACTTGAAGATGACCAAGTCGTCTGGGCTAAACACGCCGAGAGATTGACAAGAAAAAAGAATGACCCAATCAACCCAGAGTATCTCAGAAATGTGGACGCAGATATATCGGTTTTTTACGAAGATGTACCGCTAAAGAACGAAAGACGTGTAGCACATTCACAAGTCCCTGTTTCAACAAAAATTTTTGATGAATGTGATTACCATACAAAACATCACGAAAGCCACGCAACAGGAGCGTACTATACTTCACCATTTACCGAGGACGCGGTAGTTCTCGTGATTGATGCGATTGGAGAATGGAATACTTGCAGTATTTGGCAAGTAAAAGATAAAAATTTCAAAAAAGTTTATGAAAAAAATTATCCATATAGTATTGGCCTGTTCTACTCAGCAATCACCAAGCGTATTGGTTTGAAGCCAAATGAAGATGAATATATAACTATGGGAATGGCAGCCTACGGAGAGAAATGCGTAGATATGCTGTGGTGCTTCAATGACTGGGCAAACTGGCACAAAGGATTCTCATTACAAGATTTTAAAGGATATCACCCCTACGATATCGCTGCAAGTGCCCAGGCTCACGCAGAGTTAGAAATCGAAAAGTTAGTAGGACTAGCTGCTAACTGGGGAACAAATTTATGCTATGCAGGTGGAGTCGCACTCAACTGTGTAGCCAATAGTAAAATACTACACCACTACTTCGATAATGTTTGGATTTATCCAAACCCAGGCGATGCAGGGAGTAGTTTAGGTGCGGCATTATCATACACTAAAAAACATATAAAGTATAGTCCGTATATCGGCACAGATATACAACAACATATCAACCCAAAAATAGTAGTAACACAGTTACTAAAAAACAAAGTAGTAGGAGTAGCAAATGGCAAAGCGGAATTTGGACCCAGAGCATTGGGCAATCGTAGTCTTCTTGGTGATGTTAGGCATAATATTAAGCGCGGAGTTAATCGCATTAAAAAACGGCAACAGTTTCGACCATTCGCTCCAGCTATACTATCAGAGTTTGCAGACGAATACTTTGAAGGAATAACTAATCCGTATATGCAGTATGTTGCAAAAGCAAAGCATGACTACAGTTCTGTAGTTCATGTAGACGGAACAAGTAGAGTACAAACTGTAGAGCCTGATTGTCCTAGTGTATTGAGAAGGATTTTAGAAGAATATTATGAACGCACAGGGATTCCCATGTTATTGAATACAAGTTTGAATATAAAAGGACAACCAATAGTAGATACTTGGAAGGACGCTGTGGAGTTCGAGAAGAAGTATGGAGTACCAGTATTTTGAGTATACTATGGGCAGGGTGTTCATTCACAAATGGAATGGAACTCAAAGACAAAAAGAGAGACAGATTTAGTAATATAGTCTCACGAGAGGCTGGCCACCTAGAATGGAACGAGGCTAAAGTTGGTGCTGGAAATGATTATATCCAGAGAGTAGTACAAAACGCAGTTATAGGACGAAAGTTATACTGGAGTACAGGACTGAAGAATGTTAAACATGTAAGGCACACGGGAGAAGTAACAAACAAATCACATGTTGCTAAGGAAGATAGAAATAATCTTCTGCCAGCAGGAGACCCTACAAAACCATATACAGATATAGGGCAAGTACATTATGGACAGCAGTTCCAAACTAATAGAGAGTACGATAGAGAAGGCTGGCCTGACTTAGTAGTATGTATGTGGTCAGGTATAAATAGACTAGAGAATCTAAGACTGTCTAACCTGACTGGAGATTGGAGTTGGTGCGTATCTGCTTGGGGCAGAATGGCATTAGAAAAACCAACATACAAAGCAAAAAAGACAAGTACTGTTTACATAGACCAACAGTACGAGCCTGGCGAAGATAATTATATGCGAGGCTATATGATGCGTATTAGAAATGCACATTATAACTTGCGTCTTACACTAGGTAATATGATGGCGGTAAAATACATGCTGAAGGCAAAAGGCATACCGCAGCTTCATTACCTATATTCAAGTGGTCAATACAGACCTTTACTATTTTTATTAGACGAACCTATTTATGAAAACACGAACAACTGGTGGGATTCGCTAGATATAGATAGAAAGACAGCCGTAACAGAACTACCATGGCTAGAGTCAGAAGGTATGTATGACATGGCAACTCGCCTTGGACACCCAATCGGTGAACGCGACCACCCATTAGAAGACGCCCATGCCGCAATGGCAGAAAGAATATTAGGAGATATTAAAGCAAATGGATTACTTAAGTAAATTTATTAAGTACATAAAAATATGGTGGTTTGAGTGGCAGTTGCGCATGCACTATAAACCAGACACCTATGTATACGAAGATGATGAAAATTTTGAACCTATCGAAGAAAGTCAGGAATCAAAAAATAGTTCTTGACAAATGGTTAAATTTCATCTATAATATACAATATAAATAAAAAAGAGAGAGAATCGAATTGAACGAAATTTTACCACCCAGTAACTGTCCTTCTTGTGACAATACACTAGAGTTTGTTAACGACTTACTTTATTGTTTCAACAAGATGTGTCCAGCACAATGGAGTAAAAAACTAGAGCATTTCGGAAAGGCTCTCAAAATAAAAGGTCTCGGGCCAGCAACTGTATCTAAGTTGATGCTCGATGATTACCCAGAACTGTATGAGCTTACTGTAGAGGATATATCCAACAGACTAGGCTCGGAGAAGATGGCAGCTAAGTTAGTTACTGAAATTGAGAAGTCAAAATCAGTTGATTTACAAACCTTGTTGCCAGCTTTCTCCATTCCACTTTTCGGTCGGTCAGCTTCTCAAAAATTATGCGAGAATATTTCGACACTCGAAGATATTTCAGAGAAAAGTTGTACTGAAGCGGGTATTGGCCCAAAAGCCACAGCAAACCTTCTAACTTGGTTAGATGAAGAATTTTACCCCAACGAATACGATTCAAACCTACCTTTCAGTTTCTCAGCAACTAAAGTTGTAAAACGAGAAACGGTAGGAACAGTCTGTATTTCAGGTAGACTCAATTCATATCCCACGAAGGCTCGTGCTGCAGAAGTTCTGGAACAACACGGCTATGCCGTAAAAAATAGTCTGACAAAGGATTGTACTCATCTAATAAATGAGTCAGGAATTGAGTCAGCCAAAACGCAGACTGCTCGTGAACGAGGAGTCATTATTATAACAAATTTAGCTAATTTATTAGGAGAAACAAATGGCATTACCTAAATGGACAGATGAGAGAACATCATCTCTCGAGAACTTCGTAGGTTCTGAAAGCCCAGTCTCTCAAGCTACTGTTGCTAACGCTGCAGAAGAGCTAGAAACTTCAGTAAGAAGTGTTAGTTCAAAGCTTAGAAAGATGGGTTATGATGTCGAGCTTGCTTCTAGCTCAAACACTAAATCTTTTAGTGACGAACAAGAAGCCACTCTTAGCAACTTCGTAACTGACAATTCAGGTCAGTACACATATGCTGAGATTGCATCAAACTTTGAAGGCGGACACTTTAGTGCGAAGTCTATTCAAGGGAAAATCTTATCAATGCAACTTACAGAGCATGTTAAACCTGCTCCTAAAGTTGAGTCTGTAAAAACTTACAGCGAAGACGAAGAAGCAACTTTTGTTGGCATGGTCAACGATGGTGCTTTCATTGAAGAGATTGCTGAGTCTCTTGGTAAGAGTGTAAACTCTATCAGAGGTAAGGCTCTTTCATTACTTAGAGCTGGCGAAATTAACGCTATACCTAAGCAGAAAGAAACTAAGGGTTCAGGCAAAGCTGATCCTCTAGCTGACTTAGAGATTGACGACATGACTGTCGAAGCAATCGCTGATGAAATCGGTAAAACAGTAAGAGGTGTAAAAACCATGCTTACAAGACGTGGTTTAGTTTGTGCTGACTACGACGGTTCAGCTAGAAAAGAAAGAGTTCAATAAGAACTTTCTATTTGTCAAGATGGTAGGGGTGGAAACACCCCTGCTTTTTCTTGGGAGAGACGATGACAGTAGAGAGTGCATTATTAAAACAGCTTTTATCGCAAGGAGATTTCGAGACTTGGAATCGCCTACAGGTGCATTATTTGCCCGAAGGCGAGTACCAAAAGATTTGGAAAATCGTGGACAAGCACGTCCACAAGTTCCATGCGCTTCCTAGTTTTGAAGATTTAAAATACGAGATTAGGAGTCGAGAACTTCAAGAGAAAATTTTTGCGATAGAGGCGGTGGAAACAGACGTTCCAGCGTACGAACTACTAGAGTATCTCAAAGATTCATTCACTCAGAATGAAATATTACAGAAAATAGAACACTATATTGACGAAACAATCTCCATTGCTGATGCAAAGGAGAATATCGACTATCTGCAAGAGATGGTCGTACAAGTTCAGGATAGAGTTAACACAGCCGATGATGCCGACACAATGGACATGGTTGAGTTATTCGATTCTGAAGAAGATTTAGCTAAGTATCTACCTCTTGGTCTCAACCAAGACTATGATATAAGCTATCAATTCTCTCCCAAAGACTTGGTCATTGTGGGGGCGCAACGAGGTCACGGAAAGTCATTCACTTGTTGTAACATGGCAGTCAATGCCCAACAACAAGGACGTTCTGTGCTTTATTTCACAATCGAGATGGATCAGCGACCAATTCTGCAAAGAATGGCTGCTATGTCCACAGGAATTCCACTAGGCAGACTTATAAAACGAAACCTCTATGAAAAAGAGTGGAATCGTATTGCCGAGTGGTGGGCAGACCGTTTTGAAGACGGTCATGAGGTCTTAGCACAATATAAACCTGCTGAAGACTTCGACAAATTCCATTATGAACTAACTCGTAAGTGTGAACTAAAGAAGCAGGCTCAATTGGACGTATTCTACGACCCTAGCTTGACACTTGCTAAAATTATTAGTACAGTTAGGCAAAAGAAAGTAGAATACCCCGATTTGGGTATGGTAATCGTAGATTATCTGAACCAAGTACGTCGTCACAATGCTCCTAGTCGCTCAGGTCAGTATGAATGGACAGAACAGATAGAAATATCGAAAGGATTGAAGTCTCTGGCACAAGACCAGCAGGTTTTGGTCGTTTCTGCCTTCCAAACTAACCCGAAAGGAGAAGTAAGGTTCTCAAAAGGTATCGAAGACGCTGTAGATGCCTCTTATACACTAGAACATTGGGGTAAAGAAGAAAATGCCATCAAATTCAAGTGTAATAAGATGCGTAGCGGTGAGATGAAGTCGTTTATATCAGAAATCGACTGGGAAACCTTGAAGATTGGCCCACAGACCGCTATGGATCCTGATGAACGGGCTGAACTAAAAGAACAGATGAACACAGGAGAAGATACGTATGATTTATGACCATAATTACAAGGCGTATCAATGGACAACGTTTGCTTGTGATATAGATGACAAGTTCTACTCGTACTTCCCCGATGGAATCGCAGATGGGGGTGGCGCCGAAGGCTGGCTTTTACACAATCAACGCAGGATTTACTTGCGACTATATGTGTTTATCGATAGTGTGCTAACGAGGCATCACGGAGGACAGTTGGGATTCAAAGACCCAGTAATAATATGGTCAAATTGGCATGAAAAGAGATTTTCTATACACCCTGGCAAAAACAGAGTAGTATTAAAAATGTTATTACCCGAAGTAAGAATGGTTGGTTGGATTATGGACAACTCTGCTATCCTTAGTCGCAAAAGATATAATAATATTTTTAATAATGTTCAACCTCTAGTAAGAGGAAAAGACAATAATAGACAGGTGAAGTGGCAAACTCAACATAGAACTGTAAAAGGCGAAGACCAGTATCATATGGCATTACTCAATGATACTTACCTAGGCAATCATGAACATGATACTCCACACAGGAGAAAAGCATGGGATATTGTTAGTAGGGAGAAAGGTTTTGGCTGTTATGTTGGTGACCGCTTCTTTTATAATATAGGTAAACCCGAGGCAAACTATAAATTTGATAACGTTGCAGGGATTTACCAAGTGTTTCTTCACCACTTCTTTGATTACCCTTTTAGTAAGTGGGAAACACACTTTTTTCAGGAGATATAATGGAGTATCAAACACACCTACTTATTGTAGCGATGGAAGAAGCTGGAGAGTTTATCCAGGCTTGTTCTAAAGTATATAGACACAATGGAGGTGAGCAAGAGATCAAGTGTCTCTCTGAAGAAGTCGGTGACGTACAAGCCCTCATAAATTTATTACAAGCAGAGGGAATCATTGACCTAAATGTAGCAAATGAAAAAAGAATAGTAAGAGAAACAAAAATGAGGAAGTTACATGAAAGCAGGTAAGATATGGGGACAGACAGAACTAATCCATGCAAATGGAGTTCTAGAGTTTCATAGAATAGAATACGTTGCTGGAAAGCAATGCTCGGAACATCTACACGAGTTTAAATGGAATGGGTTTTATGTAGAAAGTGGCAAGATGATGATAAGAGTCTGGCAAAACGACTACGACCTAGTAGATGAAACAATATTAGGCCCAGGCGACTTTACACAAGTCAAGCCAGGAGTTATGCACCAGTTTGTAGGTATAGAAGCTGGAGTTGCATTTGAACTCTATTGGGCAGAATTTAATCACAACGACATAAAGAGAAGAAGTGTAGGTGGGAACGTAAATGAAAATAAATAAGATAAATCCTGTCGCAAAGCACTCTAGGAATAAGAGTGGAGCAGGTGCACATAAGTCTGCAAAAGACTATAAACGGCAAGAGAAACACAAGAATAAAGAAAAGTTGGGATATTATCCAAAAGAGTCAATTTCTAGTAAATTAGATAGACTTGTGTTACTCGAACGTATGCAAGAAAATTGCAATAGCCCATCTCTCTGGTTTTCATATGAAGAAGAAATTATGCAAATCAAGGAGGAGTTGCAAGATGTTGATTTTTGATAGAAAAGTATTAAGAACACCGTCAAGTCCATGGACAGGCACTGATGAAGAACTAGAAAAGTTAGTAGATGATATGGGCGAGACAATGGAGAAACACAACGGTATAGGTATTTCTGCAATACAAATCGGAGTACCCGTACGAGTATTTTTAGCAGAGTACAAATTGTTTGTGAATCCACAAGTAAAAAATCTAAGTCCATACAAGAAAAAGCATTGGGAACAATGTTTAAGTTGTCCAGATGTAAATGTACGGACTAGTAGAGCCAGTTCCATCACTATGCAATATGACACGATTGAAGATGGCAAATGGATAAATAAAGAAGAAACATTCAAGGACTGGAGTGCAGTTGTAGTTCAACATGAATATGACCACCTAAACGGTTTCTTGATAGAAGATAGAGGTAAAGCATATTATGCAAACAAGTAGAAAACTTATATTATGGGTTGTAGACTGTTGGCGTCTAGTTATGGACAACAGATTCAATCCTTTAAGATATATACCAGACCCTAGTTTACAGTTCTATTTTACATTAGTACTATTTACAATGTGGTCAGTATATTTTGGATTTCTAGCAAGTTTTTACATGGGCTGGCTAGGATATGACATTGTGCTAAGCATTATAGTACACTTTATGGTATTGATACCTTTGGGCTTCACTAACGCAATCTTTTTAGATGCGGAAAGAAACGGCTCACAATGGGTAAAAGATTGGAAAGAAGAACGCAGATTAAGTAATCTTTTTCCAAGAAAAAAGAATATCGTAATGTGGGATAACGACAGGGAAGCATAATGGCAGCAGATAGAATTAGTAGAGGTACAGCAGAACTTATACCTATGCCTCCACATACTTGGTATGTGAGAAGTATTGGTTGGTTACTAGAGCAACCAAAAGTAAAAGAGAATATTATGAATGTTCCTTTGAATGAGCCTCTACTAGAATCTCTGCAAGAACATGGTATGAAAGCTCCGATATTAGTTATGCCAAACTGGTACCCAATCGCTGGTAGTCAGAGATTGAGGGCTATGTCAGAGTTAGAGGACAAAGAACAACAAATAAGAATCTGTCGTATAGATAAAGAATATTGGCTTCTATGGTATTTATGGGGAGATAAAGAGTTTAGAGATAAGGCGGTTGCAGTCTACTTTCAAATGCTAGAATTAGTATGGAAGTCACGATATTACGAAGATGAGCTAGACCCAGGCGGTACTCCAATGACCGATTTTGAAAAGCTAGGGGACGAACTAGAGTGGAAACACAAAAGTACTCTTGGGATTGAAAGAATTAAATCAATGGAAGAAAAAAATAATACTTGACACAAGGTCAAAATTCCTGTATAATATATAATATAGAAAATGATAGCAACAGATTTATTAAAAGAAAAAGGAATACAATTTACTGTCAAAGGACAGGACGCTATTATATCATGCCTAAATCCTGAGCATGATGATTCGAACCCAAGTCTACGAGTAGACAAAGTAACAGGAGTAATGCATTGTTTTGCATGTGGGTTCAAAGGTAACTTATTTACACACTTCGGTGCACCAGAGAGTCCACTAGAAGTCAGATTACACAGAATTAAAGATAAGATTGCAAAGACACGATCGCAAACCGTTGGTATTCAACTCCCAGAAGACCGCATAGAATGGAAAGGTGGCCCGTACCGTAATATCTCTGAGGAAACTCTGAGAATATGGCAAGCCTTCACTTGGAATGTTCCAAAGTTTGAAGGGCGGATCATCTTCCCCATTCGCGACCTAACAGGTAAAACGATTGCACTCTTAGGGAGACATATTGCTGGAGGCATAGGGTCAGATAAGTATTACATCTACCCACAAGGAGTAAAGATGCCATTTACACCAGCAAAAGTAAAACCAATACAAAACAGAGTGATATTGGTAGAAGGAATTTTTGATTGTCTCAATCTATGGGACAATGGCTTGAAGAATACAGTCTGCTGTTTCGGAACACAACAAATGGACTGGTTCAAGCTATCCCTGCTCAAACTTCAAGGAGTTCAGGGTATTGATATTATGTTTGATGGCGACGAAGCAGGTCAGAAAGCAACAGAACAAATAAAAACACTAGCTGAGAAGATGGAACTGTCAGTACAGAAGATAACCTTGCGTGACGGTCAAGACCCAGGTGGACTAACACCTGCTCAGATAGGCAAGGTTAAGGAACGACTTTATGGATAATATACAACTACAGCAAGCAATCTTCGGATTGCATACGCGTAGATTTGGCACAGTTGCCGAGATTATGATTAAGAAAATTATTCGTGCAGAAAGTAGTGAACAGTTATCGTTCGATTTATTTGATAAATTTGATGGTAGTAGAATCGAATGTAAATTCTCACGAGTACAAAAGAAAGCAGAGTTGAAAATAACGGACAGTAATCTGTTCAAAGCCCTGCAATGCGAAGCCAACCGTGATATCATGTACCACGAATGGCAAGATTATGACTGGGATTGTAATATCCAGCAAGTCAAAAAAGAAGAATTTGATATACTTTTTTATGGAGTATTTTTTAAGGACATGATACTAATATTCAAAGTTCATTCTGAGGATATTGGAAAAGAAATGAGATACTCTAATAAACAACACAGAGGTAATACAGGTGAAGGTCAGTTCCATTTGAACAGACAAACTTTTAAACATCACTTGGATTATCATTTATTTAAAACATTAACTTATGGAGAATTATTAGAATGGCTCAAATAGCACTTATTGAAACAAAGCCAACAAGTACAAACTTCGATAAATATTTCGAGTTTGAATTTGACCGTTTTGCATTATGTTCTGATAGTTCTGTCAAGAAAGTTCTTAAGAAAGATGTTGATTTAGAGATAGATACAGATGATTACGAATGGGTAATCCTAGTGGGTGCAGAGGCATTTAAACAGTACACTAGGAAAACATCTGTAACCGAATACAATGGTAAGATAATAGACGAGAAGTTTCTTGCTCTTATGAATCCTGCCATTATTAAATTTAAACCTGAAGCTAAGAAAGCCTTTGAAGAAGCAGTAGACAGTATTGCAGGCTATGTTAGCGGTGAACTAAAGATAGAGAAACTATCAGAGGATAAATGTTATGGCATACAAGACAAAGAGAAAATCATGGATTTTCTACAACACGCTGTGGACGCCCCACTTCCATATATCTCACTTGACTCAGAAACAAGTGCGTTATATTGTAGGGACGGTTATATGCTTGGATTTTCTATGTCTTATGAGCCTGATCACGGTATATATTGTGACGCAGACGTAATTGATGAAGAAGTCGAAGCAAAAATGCAGGAACTCTTCAACAAGAAAACTGTAGTATTTCACAATGCGAAGTTCGATTTACAATGGTTTATTTACCATTTTAATTTTGAGTTTCCAAACTTCGAAGATACAATGCTTATGCATTATATGTTTGATGAGAACCCTGGTACTCATGGTCTAAAACAACTAGCGATGAAGCATACTCCTTATGGAGATTATGAAAAACCGTTAGAAGATTGGGGTATTGAGTATCGGAGAAAGCATGGCATACTGAAAGAATCTTTTAGTTATGACATGATTCCTTTTGATATTATGCAGAACTATGCGGCTATGGACGCAGTAGTTACAATGGCATTGTATCAAAAGATGAGACCAGCAATCGAGAAGAACAAGAGACTCTTATGGGTCTATGAGAATATTCTACTAGAGGGCTGTAACTTTTTAAGACAAGTAGAGAACAATGGAGTTCCTTTCCATCGTGAGCGACTAGAGTTTGCTCAGGGTGTAATGCAGGAAGATATAGAGAACGCAGTTGCAGAACTATACGAATTTCCTGAAGTGAGACTTTTTGAAAAGGCACAGGGTAAGGACTTTAACCCTAACTCCACAGTTCAGCTACGATCCCTTTTATTTGACTATATAAATCTAACCCCAACGGGTAAGAAAACGGGTACAGGTGCCCATAGTACTGATGCAGAAGTCTTAGGACAACTTGCAGAAGAACACGCAGTACCCAAACACATACTAGAAATTAGACAGAAGAACAAAATTAAAACAACCTATCTTGATAAAATTATACCGAATCTTGATAGAGATAGTAGATTACGTACAGGATTTAACCTGCATGGTACTACTTCGGGCCGTCTATCTTCTAGTGGTAAGTTGAATATGCAACAGTTGCCTAGAGACAACCCGACTGTGAAAGGTTGTATCAAAGCACGAGAGGGACACAAAATCGTTTCTATGGACTTGACAACGGCAGAAGTGTATGTTGCCGCAGTCTTGGCGAAAGACGTGGGCTTGCAAGAGGTATTCAAAAGTGGAGGCAACTTCCACTCGAGTATCGCAAAACAAGTCTTTAATCTACCATGCGAAGTCGAACAAGTAGATGAACTCTATGGCGCTAAGCGTCAACAGGCGAAAGCTGTCACCTTTGGTATAATGTACGGTGCTGGCCCAGCTAAGATTTCGTGGCAGGTTACGAAGGACTCTGGCTCAGAGTTCTCAATGCACGATGCAAGTAGAGTTATTTCAGAATATTTCCAATCATTCCCTAATCTGAAAAAGTGGTTAGATGAATGTGGAGCGTTCATTCGTTCCAATGCGTTCATTTATTCACAGTTCGGAAGGAAGCGTAGGCTTCCCAATGCTAAATCACGAGATAAAGGTATTGCGTCTCACGAAGTAAGGTCTGGAATTAACTTTCTTGTACAATCAGTCGCATCAGACATAAACCTATTGGGTGCGATAGATATGCAACATTACATCAATAGAAATGGAATGAACTCCAAAATCTTCGGACTAGTGCATGACTCGATTCTTGCCGAAGTTCCAGAAGATGAAATGGAGGTCTATTGTAGTAACCTGAAATCCTTCGTTCAAAAAGATCGAGGTGTTTCGATTCCTGGTTGCCCTGTGGGTTGCGACTTCGAAGTCGGAGACGATTACTCATTTGGTAAGTGGGATAAATTTTATAAGTAAAAATGGAAAAGCAAATCATAACTAGCTACATTGAGCATACAGTAGCCAAGTGGTCTGCATGGAAAGAGAAAGTCTGCCAAGGCGGACAGTTCTGCAACGACGTGCTAACTTTTGGAAGCCTAGCTTTCATGGTTTGGTTTATGTATGTAGCAATGGAGCCAATTTTAATTTTTTAGGAAACTGAATGGAAATGTTAAGAGGAAAACGAGTGGCAGTTACAGGTCACACTAGTGGTATTGGTAAAGAAATTTACGAGTACTGTCAATTTAATGGTGCGGAAGTAAGAGGGTACAGTCGAAGAAGCGGCTTTGACATGAAGGATAGAAATGGTGACCATATCATCAATGACATTCTTCGTTGGGACGCTGAGATTGTATTTAACCATGCGTGGTATCCTCGAGTACAGAATAAAATTCTAAAAATCCTACATACACAATGGAAAGAAAAAGAAAAGGTCATCATCAACACAGGCTCAGCAACTTGCTATTATAGTATAGGAGCGAGCATTTACGAAAGTGATAAAGCCGAGTTGAGAGATTATTGTATTGCAAAAGCTACCGACTATCCATACAAAGACAAGTGTCGTTTACACAATGTCAGTATGGGTTGGACTAATAGCGCAGTTTTGGAGGGAGTAGAGGAAAGTGAGTATTTCATTGACCCCTACGAGGCAGCCCTTGTTTTAATAAATTTAGTTATGCCCCAAAACTATGTAATGACTGAAATCGTTTGTAATGCGAAGTTCAAGCCCATGAAAAACATGGTACAGCTTCGTGATAAGGCAACAGCAAACGTTATCAGAGATATGCAACTAGAAGTAAAACAGCCCTGGGAGGAGTAGTGAGCCAACATAAACAAAAACAAGTAAATGTTTCAAAGACTGTAAATAAGACTTTGAAAACTACTCAGGAAATGTCTGAGGCAATAGCCCAGCACCCAGATGTCAATACATATATGCCTTTATCCGCAGGTATCGAATCCACAGCGGCTTTACTGTACGCGGTTCGAGACCCTAGATTAAAGCCTTTTTGTGTACATTGGTATGAGCAACGCTATGGTCTGTTCGCAGACGCAATGGCGTTCTATACACAAAAGCAAGCAGAGTATTTCAACTTACCGTACGGTAATGATATGAGTATGCTCTCAATGTTGCCACACACCAAGGAAGTCCCGATAATTGTGTCGGGGCTTTCTGCCTTTATGTCCGTAGTTCTAGGACAACCTGGCGGTGCTAAACTAAAATGGTTTATGATGGGAGCAAACGCAGAAGATGATATGCGTATGCGCTTACAGTTTAGAGAGTATCGCAAGATTATGGCACTTTACAGTAGTGATGTGCTAGACGGTACAGGAGTAGATTTAGACAAAGTTATAGATACAATACCACAAATACTAAATCCACTTGACTTTCTTACAAAAGCAGAAATGTACGCACTAATCATTAGGCATGAGCCAAAATTATTAGATACATTGTGGACTTGCTTTATGCCCAAAGGAACACTAAAGGGTAAAGACGGTGAAGTAAAAGGATATGTACCTTGTGGAGAGTGCTATAAGTGTGCAGAACTTGAACAAGCTAAGAAGTCCGCAGCTGACGGAGTTTTTAGATATCAGGAAGGTATAAAGTATTTTAGTACAATTCTAGAAGATTTAAAATGAAACCCATAGTACAAAAATCATTCATGTATATTGATGAATGTAAAACAATAGAACATTACTTAGACTTGCGTATAAAAAATGGACGGGCTATCAAACAAAGAAAAAATGATGATGGTCTGTTTTTTATTATACAAGGTACAGCACTTACAGATTCAGTAGGGCTAACATATTTACCACGAGTAGAAGAAGTATTAGGCAAAAAACTATCACTCTCTACGACAGGACTGCGTAAGTGGAGAAAAAATACTTTCCAAGGTTGGCATAAAAACCATTGGTCGTACGAAATAGTAGTGTCTATACAAATATCAGACCATATGTGGCCTATCGGCTTTTTGACAGAGTTACAAGACCACCCATGGATTGAAGGACAACAAAACGCAGATACAGTAGCAAACTGTTTACAGGGCGATGCTGTAATATTTAATGGTGCAACGACATATCACGGTCGACACCGATTACAAGACGACTGGTGTACAACTATGCAGCTGTATTATGTAGAAAAAGACAGTTATACAGACAAAAAAGATAAAAGACAGTTGTACGGCGATGAAAATATAACTAGAAGCGATGAACAGGTAAAAGTGCATGCGTGAATATATAGGAAAACACACTTACGATAGTGGGTATACAAAAGTAGCTTGTCACTACAACGAAATGACAAAAGAAGAGTATGCTACAATGCTAAAAGAAAGAGTACAATCATTTGTAGTAGAAAACAAACGAGTGATGAATCCAGTAGATGATTTAGATAAGCACTCCTATTTTTTATGGATTAACAATCCTAGTGGGGAAATGATTGCTAATGTTAGGATAGTACCTAATCACCATGCAATGTTTATTGACCCGATAAGAAAATACTGTATATGGGATAGGGCTTGGATAAAAGACCCAACAGTATCATTATTTCCAATCCCCGAGTTTGCTGATGCAAATGCTTATATTTGGACTCCAGAATGGGTAAAACGCATAAATGGTTGTTCAAATTCAATGATGGATATGTACGAAGATACACATGCAATACTGTTATTCTTCCAAAAATACATGCCAGGACTAAGGTTTATAGAAAGTAAGCCAGATGAGTGGGGATTTGATGGATATAAGTGGGTATACGAAGAAATGTCCTTAACTGAAGCACAACCAATAATAAGGAAGTTTATTGAATCGCAGAATGAACAGGAGCTACAAGGCTCGACAACGCTCACAGCGTAGAATTTGGTACATGATGAAGAAAAAGCGAGAAATGGGTGACTATCTAATCACCGACAAAGATGACTTATGTTTTCCTTGCTTTGTAATACATAGTGATAACGTAGAATATGTAGACGGAATATTGTGGCTAGATGACCAAGTACTTGACGACAAAAATATGTCGGGGCATAGTCTTGGAACTCGTAGAATACAAAGCCCAATGAACAGTATATATCCGCTACGATACATGATAGAAGATATTACAGGGCTAATGAGACACAGAGGCAAGTTCTTCATTGATAATAATGGTAGAGTATTCAACTACGAAAAGACAGAAACAGTAAAAATACACTATCACAAGATTAGAAAACGAGAGAAAAAGACTACGGCAACTGTATTGTGGCTAAAAGATTGCCCTTTTCCTTTCGCAGAAAAGAGTCCACCACCTGTCGAGATAACATGGGCAGGAGTAATGTATAGAGATGGACTACCTATGGCAATATATGACTTTGCCGCAGAAAAACAGAAGTCCACATGGAGAAAAATATGAAAATAGAAATTTTTGGAAAAACGCATTGTCCTTACTGTGACAAAGCAAAGTTTGCTGCTCAGTCATTTGTTCAAGAAACTAGCCATACTTACGAGTATCAACAGTTAGGAACTGATTATGATATGAAGTTTATTGCCGATAACTTTCCTACTGCTAGGACATTTCCACAGATTAGGATAGATGGCGAAAATATAGGCGGATATGACAACTTTGTGGAGTATTTAAATGGACTTAGATAAAATAGTAGACAAAATGAGTAAAGGTATTGTGTTACTAGAATACACAAGTCTTATCTCAGGCAAGCAAAAACAGAGAGAAATGACACTTTGTCCACACTTTATACCTGTAGACAAGAGAATCAATAACTCAGAAAAATGGTCGCAAACCATGAACGATAAAATGATTTGTTTTGACCTAGAATTTGGCAAATGGGACGATATAGACAAAGATACTATACTTAGTTGGAAAGAAGTAGAAAGAGAAAAAGATTTTAAAAAAATACAAAAGGAGCTTACGGAACTGAATCATGACGGTAATGAAGATTAGGGATTTCATTAGTGAACAAGATGCCCAATTTTTTAGAGAATATGCTAGTTTAGCAATTAGCAATCCGTCAAGACAGATACAGTTAGCAAGTGGCAAAGGAGATGGAACAGAGGCAAGAGAGATGAATAAAGTAGATAGACTATATTACTCAATAAATAGCCCTTTTCATTTATTCGACAAAGTAAGAAAGATTGCAGAAAAGAACTGGAAAGTACCTATTACATTTAGACAAGATTCATATGCACATATTATGCACTATTTGAAGGATAGTGAAGGATTGAGGTGGCATAGTGATGGAAACATGGGGTGGGTATCTGCAAGTATCAATATTACACCAGACTATATGTATGAGGGTGGTGAATTTGAGATAGAAGCTAAAGGAGATTTTGACTGTAAGTATAGAGAAATCATAATGTATGATAGATTAGTAAGACATAGAGTAAAACCACTACTGGGCGGAGAAAAGATGAGCCTAGTTCTATGGCTACCTAAGGTCGACCAAGAAGGGTTAAATAAAGGTTTTCAGTGGAAGTATGAATAATGTGCGGATTTGTAGGAACAACACACAAAGAAGTAGCAAAACTAATGCTACAAAAACAAGAACACCGCGGCCCAGACGCGTCAAGTTATTGGTCGGACAATACTTTTAGTCTAGGGCATTGTTTATTAGATATTACAGGGTCTAACCAAACTCAGCCTGTAAAAACACCAAACGGAAACATTCTTCTCTTTAATGGCGAAATGTACGACAGTAGAGAAAAGAACGATACTATGTGGCTAGCAAAAATGTTAGACAAATATGGTGTTTCCGTACTAGAATGGAGTGATTGGCATGGCTCCGTAGCGTATTACATGCCACAGCATAAAAAACTAGCTCTTATCAGAGACCAGTTTGGTACAAAACCACTATGGTGGAAGTGGGACGGAGAACACTTTGAGTTTAGTACCAGCTGTAAGTCATTTTTACATAAAGAGTTACAAACCCAAGAAATGAAGTTTGGGTCTATGGGAGACGAATGTATTTGGAAAAATATCCACAAAGTAGAACCAGGTGGATATTTAGAGTTTGATTTAGCAAAGAACTACAAACTCACTAGACGAAACTTGTGGAACTGGTTTAGCTTTCACAAGAAAAAGTTTGACGCAGAAGAATTTAGAGAAAGAACAAAAGAATCCATATTGAAAGTAGCAAACTACGGTAATTCTACCAATAAACATGCTATATTTCTAAGTGGCGGGTTTGATAGCCAACTAGTCGCTAGTATATGTAGAGAAAGTACAAAAGACATAACACTTTATACTTGCGGATATACAAACGAAAGAGGAAATACTCACGAACATTGGGGTTTCCAAGAAGAAAGTAAAATGGCTCTAAAATCTGGTGAATTATGGGGTAGAGAAGTCAAGAAAGTAGATATAAATAGAGATGAAAGAATAGCTCTAGGCAAGACTTGGCTAGCAGGTACTCACTATCTGTGGTCTGACCATAATAGACAAGGCCCTCGTTACAAACTAGCAAAAGCAGCTGCTGAAGACGGCTGTAAAGTAGTATTAACAGGGGATAGTGGAGACGAGTTATACTCAGGATATTTACATCACGACAAGAGATGGAATCCAGAATATAACAAAAAAATGATAAGACAAGCAAAGTCATGGAGATGGTTTCCTAGAAGTGTATTTGAGTGTTCAGACGATAAGGCTAACACTTTATTTATAGATTTACTGACGACATCAGAGCAGAATATTCTTGCAACTGACCAGACAGTAGGATTATTTGGCATGGAGGCTAGAATACCATTACTTACGCAACGGTATGTACACTACAATATGAGTTTACCTACCGACACAAGATTTAAACATATTGAAGGTCTTGATTTAGGTACTACAAAGTATCTAATGAGAGTAATTATGAAAGATTATCTACCAAAACACGTAATCGAAAGAAAACAAAAAACAGGGTGGAGCAGTCCATGGGACAATAATCACCCACAGCAACAGTTTCGTTGGAGACAAGAAGATTTAGAATTATTAAGGAGACTAGGAGCGTGAGAGACAGGGATAGATGGCAGTGGTTCATAGAATCTATAGGACTACTTACATGCTTTTTTATTGTTGGTAACATAATAATAGGGTGGCTGCCTGTATGAAGGCAGTCATAAGTAACAGAATACAGCTTCAAGGAGATGCTGTTTTCCTTGAAAATCTCGAACGAGAACTTACGTATTCGTTGCCGCCCCGTATGCCACAAGACCCACCTATGATAATAAAAACAATCCGACCTTTACGAGAAGGTTTGGTTTCCATACCAGTCGGCAGATTGGATTTGATACCAGAGGACTATGAAATTATCGACAAACGCGTACAAGCGCCGATAGGGTTTCCTGAGTTTCAGTTCGAGTTACGTGCGACCCAGCAAGAGGTTTTTGATGCAGTCGAAGACAACAGTATAATTAACGCTTGGGTCAGTTGGGGAAAGACATTTACAGGTCTGGCTATAGCTGCAAAGCTTGGTCAGAAAACACTTGTAGTAACACACACAACTAATTTGAGGAATCAATGGGAAAAGGAAGTAAAAAAGTGTTTCAACCTTACACCTGGGCGAATAGGAAGCGGGAGCTTCGAGACTTCGTCCCCGATAGTCGTTGGAAACATTCAGAGTTTGTACCGCAAGATAGACGAGATAAAACATTTATTCGGGACAGTCGTTTTGGACGAGATGCATCACGTTTCGAGCCCTACGTTTACCCGAATAATAGACGAGATGCCGAGCCGATACAAGATAGGACTGACGGGAACGTTGGAGAGGAAGGACGGCAGACACGTTGTATTCAGGGATTACTTTGGGAACACAGTACTTAAGCCACCCAAAGAAAACTATATGACACCAGAGATAGATGTCATAAAATCAGAGATACGATTCCTAGACGGTTCTTTTACGCCATGGGCAGAAAGAATCAATCATCTAGCAACTAATGAAGAATACGTACATAGTGTAGCTATGATAGCTGCTAAGTATGCTGCTGATGGTCACAAGGTATTAGTAGTATCTGATAGAGTTCAATTTCTAAAAATATGCCAACGATTAGTTGGTGACAATGCTGTATGTATCACAGGAGATATGAACTTTGAAGAAAGAGAAGATACAATGAGAAGAGTGGGTGCTGATAAGAATATTCTATTTGGTACTCAATCCATATTTTCAGAGGGTATTAGTTTAGATTCTCTGAGTTGTTTAGTGCTGGGTACACCAGTAAATAATGAACCTCTTCTCACACAGTTAATTGGTAGGGTTATCCGTAAAAAAGAAGGAAAAATCCAACCAAAAATAGTAGATATCCATTTGAAAGGTAAGACGGCAGCTAGACAGGCTAACGCGCGAATGGGATATTATGTAAAACAAGATTATAAGATAAACATTAAGTAACAGAAACTTTATTTGAATTAAATACATGAAAAAAATAGTTCTTGACAACCCCTCATATTTTTGGTATAATATATGATATATTTTGACTGGAAGAAGATTCTAGAAGCGACTAATGGAAATGTTGCTGATATCATTACCATTATGAGAATCATTACTTATAGAATCACACCAAAGAATTATTACGATAAAACATTTAAGTTTTACGAAAAGAATTTTCACGGTAGCTCCTTCTTGGTAAACCCAAAGGAACTGCTCGAGAAAGGTCGTACTTATAGCGATAAAGAGGTAGCAGAATATGTAGGTGTCGCATCATTCCGCAACTCTTATGAGTACACTAAAACGAAAGACACCACTTTAGACCTCATTTTCTGTCAAGTAAGTGAGGACACGATTAACCAAAACAGACTGCTCGAGATTAGAGATGGAAAGATTCATTTCAAATACGAGGAGACATTATAAGAGGAGAATATTATGGCAATTGGCTTTAATACAACTAAGGGCTCAGCCCAAAAGTCCAAGATTGAAACCTACAATTTTGGCAACAAGGAAGACCATCACATCAGATTGGTGGGTGATTTACTTCCAAGGTATGTCTACTGGATAAAAGGCGAAAACAACAAAAACATTCCTATGGAGTGTTTGTCTTTCGATAGAAACTCCGAGACATTCAACAATGTCGAGCATGACCATGTTCGAGATTTTTACCCTGACTTGAAATGCGGTTGGGCTTATGCAGTCCAAGGCATCGACTACTCTGACAAAACTATCAAGGTTGTCAATCTAAAAAGGAAACTTTTTGACCAAATCTTAGTAGCTATGGAAGACTTAGGAAATCCTACTGACCCAGAAACAGGTTGGGATATATTCTTCAAGAGATTGAAGACAGGCCCGCAGGTATTCAATGTTGAGTACCAGCTACAAATGCTTAAGTGCAAGCCTAGAGCGTTAGAAGATTGGGAACAAGAACTTGTTGCTGATCTTAAGTCTATGGACGACGTATTACCAAGACCTACACCTGATGCTCAACTAGAGCTACTCAAAAGAGTACAAGGTGCAGAATCTGGTGAGACTGTAGACGAGGAGTTTGACGTATCATGATTGGAGTCGGGCATCAGTTCCCTGAGTTTGAACTACAGGGAGTAAATGAAGATAACGAGATTGGCACTATTGCTAGTCACGATATTGACGGTTGGGCAGTAATATACTTTTACCCAAAAGATTTTACTTTTATCTGTCCAACAGAAATTGCAGGGTTTGATACTCTGGCGAACGATGCTACTGTGATTGGTATGTCTGGCGACAACGAGTTTTGCAAGTACGCATGGAGAGAAACTAACGGTGGTATCAGAGAAATCAACCACTGGTTAGCTGCTGACTGTGGACTTTACTTAGCCGAAGAACTAGGAATAGTTGACGAGGCTAATGGAGTTGCTTACAGGGCTACTTACATTTTAGACGATATGGGTACTATCCAGCACGTCTCAGTAAATGGTCTTGACACAGGCAGAAACCATGAAGAAATAGCAAGAACTCTTGCCGCTCTAAAAGAGGACGGACTCACAGGTTGCGGTTGGCAACCAGGGGACGAATACGTAGCATGATTTTATTCACAGCAGACTGGCACATAAAACTCGGGCAGAAGAATGTTCCTACTGATTGGGCAACCAAAAGGTATCAGATGTTTTTTGAACAAATACATGAGCTAGAGCCTGACTGTGACTTGCACATCATTGGCGGGGACTTGTTTGATAGAGTCCCCTCAATGGACGAACTTACTCTCTATTTTGATTTTATTAGAAATGTAAGTGTTCCTACGATTATTTATGACGGAAATCATGAAGCTACTAGGAAAAACAAAACTTTCTTCACTAACCTGAAGAAAGCAACTTCAGATGTGAATGGATTGGTCGAAGTTATCGATACAACTTATGTAGAAGATGACTGGGCAATCCTTCCATATGCAGACCTGCATAGAAAAGGTAGTATAGAATCTATTGAAGCAGATATATTATTTACACATGTTAGAGGAGAGATACCACCTCATGTAGTTCCTGAAGTTGAATTAGAAAGGTTTGATAAGTTTACGACTGTATTTGCTGGTGACTTACATGCTCACGAGAATACTCAAAGAAATATTGTGTACCCAGGCAGTCCAATGACTACATCTTTTCATAGAAACAGAGTAAAGACAGGTGCTTTACTTATCAATGATGATTGGTCGTGGACATGGCATGAACTTAACTTACCGCAGTTAATTAGAAAGACTGTATCAGACCCCAACGAGATGGTACAGACTGACTTTGACCATACAATCTATGAACTCGAAGGTGACGTTCAAGACTTGGCAAAGATAAAAAACTCAGAACTACTAGACAAGAAAGTAGTAAAACGAGAGGTAGAAGCTACTTTGAATCTTACTTCCGAAATGTCTATTAGTGATGAACTTGTAGTATATTTACAAGATATACTAAATTTAGATGAAGATAAGATAAAAGCAATTATAGGAGTGTACAATGATTATTCTACAGAAGTTGACTTGGGATAACTGTTTCTCCTATGGGAAAGGTAATGAAGTTAATCTAGCAGACGCTACATTGACACAGCTTGTCGGCACGAATGGAGTAGGTAAATCATCTATTCCGTTGATTCTTGAAGAAGTATTATTCAACAAGAATAGTAAGAATGTGAAGAAGGCAGATATTGCTAATAGATATGTGAACAATGGATATGACATTGCTCTTGACTTTACTGTGGACACAGATAGTTATAATATATCAGTTAGTAGACGAAGCACTTTGAAATGTAAGCTAACAAAAAATGGTGAAGATATAAGTAGCCATACTGCTAGTAATACCTACAAAACCTTGGGAGAGATACTAGGTATTGACTTCAAAACTTTTACCCAGCTTGTCTATCAGAATACTAATACAAGTTTGCAGTTCTTGACTGCTACAGATACAAACAGGAAGAAGTTCCTGATTGACTTATTAAAACTTGATGACTACGTTGCTTTCTTTGAGACTTTCAAAGAGGGTGTACGAGTTGCAACACAGGAAGTTACAGTCCTAAATGCAAAGACCGATACAATCGTTAAATGGTTAAATGACAACAAACTCGAGAGTATAGAACTACTATCGAAAATGGATTTACCAAAAATCTCGGAAGAAGACGAGAAACGATTACGTCAGTTACAATTAGACTTTGAAAATATCTCGGATAAAAATAAAAAAATTAACGACAATAATTTTCTTGTTGAACAGTTAAAATCCATAGATATTGCTCAGTTAAGAATTGACCTAGAAACATATCCAGAGTTACAGGATACAGACCGATATACTGGACAGCTAGGAGCATGGTCGTCTGAACTTGCACATGAACGTAGTATGCGTAGTAAGTACGAACAACTACGAAATGCGGAATCACAAGAGTGTCCTACTTGTGAACAACCAATCGATATGGACTTTGTAGAAAGACATTATATAGAGCATAACGAAAGAGCAGAACAATGCAGTAAATTTATGCAACAAGAACAGGACAAGCTAGAGAAAGCACAGTATGAAAATGAAATACATAGGAAAGCAGCCAAAGGAATCCGAGAGTGGGAAAGACTCGCAGGTGCTATTGACTCTGGACTCCCAACGAAAGTTAGCGATCCAGAAGCAATCCAAGAACATATTCAAGAACTTAGGACAAAAGTTCAAGAAGCTCGTAGCGAGCTGGAAGAAGTAATTACAGAGAATGAGAGAAGAGAACGTCACAATACAAGAATTGAAATTATTGCGGAGCAAACTGAACAATTTGAGAGCGAGCTATCTGAAATCACAGATAAGCTCAGCAGTATTGAGGATAAACTTTCGATTCTCGAAATACTTAAAAAAGCATTTAGTACGAATGGGCTACTTGCCTACAAAATCGAGTCCCTCGTCAAAGAACTAGAAGGACTTACAAACGAATACTTAGCTGAGTTTAGTGATGGTAGATTTAGTATCAACTTCGTAGTGGAGAATGATAAACTGAATGTAGAAGTTACAGACACAGGTAAAATTATAGACATACTAGCATTGTCTAGTGGTGAACTCGCAAGAGTAAACATTGCGACATTAGTTGCAATACGAAAACTAATGACTTCAATTAGTAGAAGTCAAATCAATGTGCTGTTCCTCGATGAGGTAAACCAAGCACTTGATGAACAGGGGAAAGAGAAGATTGTAGAGATTCTCTTGAAAGAAGAAAACTTAAATACTTATCTAGTTTCTCATGGTTGGACACACCCACTATTAGAGAAGATAGAAATTATAAAAGAAGATAACATATCTCATTTAGAATAATATGAAAGAAGGAGATACATTTTGGTTACATATTTGTAAGTACGAAGGCTACCCTCGTAAAAAGTACATACCTGTAGGGTCAACTTGTAGAGTATGCGACTGGTATATGATACCTGCCCAAGAACGTATGAATATGAATCGTGAAGAATTTATGGAGAAAAACAATGACGAGTAATGCACAAGACGTACTGCGTATGATAGAACAACAACTGAATCTCAAGATAGGAACAGTAAAACCTGGAGGAGATTTAGTAAAAGACTATGGTGCAGATTCTTTGGATATTGTAGAGATAGTGATGATGGTTGAGGAACAACTAGATATAGAAGTTCCTGATGATGCAGTCACGGAACTACAACTCCAAAATGTCGATAACTTAATTAACTTTATCGATTCTCAATAAATGGTAAACAGTAGACAGAAAGGTCACAAGGCCGAGCTGCTTGTTGCCAATATGTTAACGCGTTGGACAAACTTACCGTTTGAGCAAACCCCTGGCTCTGGTAGTGGTAAAATCAAGGGAGACTTGTGGCTCAAACACCACATCAATGTTTTCCTTATAGAAGTAAAGTTTTACAAAGACGACGCTATCTCTACTAAAGTATTTACGAATAAAAGTAATAATTTTGTGCAATGGTGGGCAAAGACTTGCCAGCAGGCGGAGGATACGCAATTGATGCCCCTGCTGTTTTTCAAAGCCAACCATGCACAATTTTTTGTAGCAACAAAAATCAAACCAAAACATATAGACTATATGTACATCAACTTTTTAGATGCGTACATATGTCTTGCAGAAAAGTGGCTTGAAAAAGAAAAACAGGAATGGACACATGGCGATAGAATTTACGAGCCTTGGAAAGCCCCCGACTCCTAATGGTAATCTATTAGTAGTCGATGGTCTCAATTTGGCTTTCCGATGGAAACATCAAAAGAAGGAGTTCTTTAAAGTAGAATATGTCAGGACTATAGAAAGTCTTGCCAAGTCTTACGATTGTGGTAGTATAGTAGTGTTGGGTGACGGTGGTAGTGATTACCGTAAGACAATAGACCCAATGTACAAAGCTAACAGAAAAGAACGATACGCAGACCAAACAGAAGAAGAGAAACTTGAATTTGAACAATTCTTAGGAGAGTTTCAAAAGACAGTAGACTTATGTAATGAAAAAGGTTATCTCACTATTAAGTATAAAGGTGTAGAAGCTGATGACATTGCGGCAGTCATTGCTCAGAACAGAGAGAATCTCGGTATAGAAGATATCTGGCTAGTAAGTTCAGATAAAGACTGGGATCTTTTAGTAGATGAGAACATATCACGGTTCTCTACCGTAACAAGAAAAGAGACAACATTAGGTAATTGGGACGAGCATTATGACTTTGAACCAGACAAGTATCTTACTTTCAAGTGCTTGACTGGAGATAAAGGAGATAATGTCCCAGGAGTAACAGGAATTGGCCCTAAGAGAGCATCGTCTCTCATAGCGACACACGGAGATGTATTTGATATAATGTCCTCACTTCCGATAGATAGCAGGTATAAGTTTATGCAGAACTTAAACGAGTTCGGTGCTGACGCACTTGCTAAGAATATCGAGTTAATGGATTTATCATACGACCCAGACGCACAAGTACTTGGGCATAGTAACGATATTATAGGATTAGTGAAAAATTATGTCAGTTAAAATAGATTATAGTAAGGATTCTATGCTTGATGAGTTTGCAATAACAACTCTCAAGGATAGATATATGATACCTGGTGAGGAATCACCACAAGAAGCATTTGCACGGGCAGCAATGTCTTTTGCAGATGATGACGACCATGCACAGAGGTTGTATGATTATGTCAGTAAATTATGGTTTATGTTCTCAACTCCAGTTCTATCTAACGGTGGAACTACAAGAGGATTACCCATAAGTTGTTTTTTGAATTATGTGGACGACAGTAGAGAAGGTATTACAGACCATTATGTAGAGAACGCGTTTCTATCATCATTCGGTGGTGGAATCGGTGGGCATTGGTCTGATGTCAGAGCGCAAGGTACAAGGACTTCTAAAGGAAGCGAGAGTACTGGAGTGATACCTTTTATAAAAGTAGTAGATGCAGAAATGCTTGCTTTCTCACAGGGTGTAACCCGTAGAGGAAGCTATGCTGCTTATCTACATATGTCGCACCCAGAAATAGAGGAATTTTTAGATGTTAGGAAACCTACTGGTGGGGATACTAACCGTAAGTCTATTAACCTACATCATGGGGTCGTGGTTCCTGACAGCTTTATGGAACGAATACACGCCGCTACAAAGTATCCTGATTTTGATGACAGCTGGGATCTTATCGATCCTCACACAGGACAAGTCAAACGAACAGTAAGTGCAAGAGCCCTATGGGTGAAACTACTCCAGAATAGAATGGAGACAGGTGAACCGTACTTGATGTTCGAAGATGCAGTTAATGCAGAGATTCCCGCGTTTCAAAGGAAGAAAGGCTTACAAGTACACCACTCAAACTTATGTAGTGAAATCACATTAGCGACTGACACAGAAAGAACAGCAGTATGCTGTCTATCATCATTGAACTTAGAGTATTATGATGAATGGAAAGATACAACTATAGTTCGAGACTTAATTAGAATGTTGGATAATGTTCTAACTGACTTCATAGCTAGAGCACCTGAGCAGTTGCATAGAGCAGCGTTCAGCGCTCACAGAGAAAGAAGTCTTGGTCTAGGAGCTATGGGATTTCACGCATACTTACAAAAGAATGGAATACCATTCGAATCATTAGGCGCACAAGCAAAGAATCTTGAAATGTTTGAACATATCAGACACGAAGCTGATATAACAACACGCAAGCTAGCACAAGAGAAAGGTGCTTGCCCTGATGATGATACTTGCACAGTAAGAAATGCACACTTATTAGCTATAGCTCCAAATGCGAGTTCTAGTATTATTTGTGGCAACACCAGTCCAAGTATCGAACCTTTTAGAGCAAATGCTTTTACACAGAAAACTAAATCTGGCTCTAACTTACACAAGAATAAGTTTTTACAAAAAGTTCTTGATAAGTATGAAATGAATACAGATGAAGTATGGAAAGGTATAGTTGCACAACGAGGAAGTGTTCAACATCTTGACTTTTTATCACAAGATGAAAAAGACACTTTCAAAACAGCCGTAGAGATAAATCAAGCATGGATTATAGAACACGCTGCAGAAAGACAAGAGTATATCTGTCAGTCTCAGTCATTGAATCTATTTTTCCCGCCTGATGTAAACAAAGGCGATTTACATAATGCCCACATGCTAGCCTGGGCAAAGAACCTAAAAACGCTTTACTATCTACGTAGTGAAGCAATTAGTAGAGCAGACAATGTAGCTTCCCAAGCAAAAAGAGAGATTATCTTTGAGCAGGAAGAGTGTCTAAGTTGTGAAGGATAAAAGATGTTATTAAAAGAAAGAGAATACTATAAACCTTTTAAATATCCTTGGGCATTTGAGAATTATAAAAAACAACAACAAATGCATTGGCTACCCGACGAAGTGCCACTACAAGATGATATAAAAGATTATAGAGAAAAACTAACTGATGGAGAACGTATGTTGCTAGACAATATATTTAAGTTCTTCACGCAAGCAGATGTAGATGTATGTGGAGGCTATGCCCATCACTATCTTCCTACATTTAAGCAACCAGAGGTAAGAATGATGCTAGTTGCGTATGCTGCTATGGAGGCAGTACACCAAGAAGCATACTCCTTGCTTTTGGAAACTCTAGGTAAAGATGATGATATGTACCAAGAGTTTATGGACATACATGCCATGATGGAGAAACATGAGTACTTACAAGACTTTAGTATGGAAACTCCGTTTGATATGGCAAAGACAATGGCAGTATATAGTGCATTTACAGAAGGCGTTCAGCTATTTAGTAGCTTTGCGATTCTTCTAAACTACCCAAGACATAACTTGATGAAAGGTATGGGGCAGATTGTTACATGGAGTATTCGTGATGAATCATTGCATGTTGAAGGTTTGTCAAAACTATTCAGAACTTTTATGCAGGAACACCCTGAGTTATGGACTGATAAGTTGAAGTATGAAATCTATTGTGCCGCCGAAAAGACTGTGGAACTAGAAGATAAATTTATTGATGTTTGTTTTGCAAACGCAGATGTTCCCGACCTAACTGCAAAAGAAGTAAAAGAGTACATCAGATATATTGCTGATAGACGACTACTAGGAATAGGTATGAAAAAGATATTCCATAGTGAAGAGAATCCATTACCATGGATTGATATGCAGTTAAATGCAGTTGAGCATACCAACTTTTTTGAAAACCGTGCTACCGAGTATGCTAAGGCTAGTACACAAGGAAATTGGCAGGATATATTTAAATGAACGAACCAGCGCAAACAATTACTATTGATGGAAACGAATATGTACTTGACCAGTTAAGTGACGAGCATAAGAATCTTATCAATCATGTACAGATAGCAGATCAATTGATTGCACAGTATCAAACACAAATAGCGATACTAACAACTGGAAGACAAGCATATATAAACCAACTCGGAGAAGAGCTTGGAAAACAAGACCCCGAGTTTACACCTGAAGTAGTTAAGTGAATATATACATAGGGTATGAAGAAGCACACCCCGAAATGTATGAAGTATGTAAAGCTTCGATAGAACGCTTTAGTAAACTTCATGTAATAAAACCTTTGATTAAATCAAAGTTAATAGAGCAGGGTGTGTATTCACGACCTTTTCAAGGAGAAGCAACTGACTTTTCCTTTACTAGATTTTTAGTACCCTATCTAAACAATTTTCAAGGGTGGGCATTATTTGTAGATGGAGATTTTCTCTTTCGTGCCGACCCACAAGATATGACAGAGTGCGTTGATGAAGAAGAACATGATGTCTACGTAGTCAAGCACCCTGAACTTATTACTAAACAAGGAATAAAGATGGACGGTAGAATTAACCGTCCATACCCATGTAAGTACTGGTCATCACTAATGTATATAAACTGTGATGAACAAAGTCTAAGCCCAGAGACTGTTAATACTGCAAACGCAGGTTACTTACATGAATTCAACTGGGCGGGAAGCATAGGAAGTCTCCCCGCAACCTGGAACAATATGATAGGTTACTATGATATCTACCAGCCATGTGCTGTTCACTTTACAGATGGAGGGCCTTGGTTAAAAGGTTTCGAAGACCAACCCTACGCTGACGAGTGGAGAGCAGTACGGAATGAAGCACAACGACCAATATAGCTTCCTCGAACACAGGAGGAGTCAAGAGGCTGCGCATCACAAGAGACTGTCTAATGAAGAGTTTAACCCACTCAATTCGATTCTCACAGTCGAAGTTAATACTACCGAACTTTGTAATCGAAATTGTGTCTTTTGCCCGAGACATGACCCACAAGTTTTCCCTAACAGGAATTTGCATATGACTCCAAACGGTGCGAGTCATATAGCACGAGAACTTGGACGTAATCATTATCGTGGCAAAATCTCTCTTAGCGGCTTTGGTGAAAATTTACTCAATCCAAAGTTTCCTGAAATAGTAAAAAGTTTTAGAACACATCTCGATTCCAACATTCTCGAGTGTAATACCAATGGGGATAGATTGACTTCAAAGTATGCAAAATCTTTGTTTGAAAATGGTCTCTCCCTTCTGTATATTAACTTATATGATGGAGCGCATCAGATGGAACACTTCGATGAAGTTATGCGTGATATACCGTCAGACAGATACAAGTACAGAATGCACTGGAGTCAGAAGGATCATGGACTTATATTAAACAATAGAAGCGGGACTATCGACTGGCTAGGAATAGATGAAGCCGATATTCAATCTTTGCAAGGGAAACCGTGTCATTATCCTTTCTACAAAATGTTTGTAGATTGGAATGGAGATGTTTTGTTCTGTAGTAACGATTGGGGTAGAGAGCATGTAATAGGAAACCTCATGCAAGATACTCTGATGAATGTTTGGTTTAGTAAACCAATGAAGAAGATAAGAAGAAGATTAGCAAGAGGGGATAGAAGTCAATCTCCGTGTAACGGGTGTTCAGTAGATGGGACACTATTTGGAAAGGAGTCGTTCGATATAGTACAGAAGTATGAAAACAAAGGAAGAGAAATTATTGCAAGCAGTTAACTTATCACCTGATGAATCAGTGATAGAAAAATTAGTAGAGATGCACCCAATGAGACAAGTGTTTTGGGCTAGTATCATTCAAATGACAATGCTGGGACTCATGGGACTTGCCATGTTTACCATAGGATTATTCGCATGAAAATAGGAATTACAGGAAAGACAGGACTTGCCAAAGCCATAGCGGGTGCTTTGCAAGACCACACAATTTATACACCACGAGTAGAAGATTTTACAATGAATGGGTTAAACTTTTGGGGGTTTGATACAAGAAACTCAAATGAGTTAGACATTCTAATCAATCATGCTCACAAAAACTTTGACCAAACTAGAATACTTTACTTTGCATATCAAGCCTGGAAAGGTAAAAAAGATAAGTATATAATCAATATATCTTCACGAGCTCACCAACCCAATATATCAAAAGGACATATGTATGCCGCGCAAAAAGCTAGTCTTAACCATCTTACTAATAATCTTGTGTATAATAGTGACAAACTCTGCCGTATAAGTACAATCAATCTCGGTTTACTCAATGATGATGACTTCCCAAGTCTTACACATAAAGAAGTAGCAGATGCAATTGAGTTTCTGATAGACATGCCAACACATATAGAGATACCCGAGATAACCATACAACACGCGGCAAACTATCAAGAAGTACAAGCAGACAAACAAGCAATCAAGGAGTTAGAGTGGCTATCAAAGATATAATATTTGAGAAACTAAAAAATAAGAATGTTGTACTTGTAGGTAACTCAGTAGAGATTCTCAACTATAAGAAAGCAGATTTTATAGAATCACATGATGTCGTTATCCGTATGGGTAGAGGTATACCACGACCAAGACATTACGAAGCCATAGGTAAGCGAACAGATATTTGGGCAACTGGGTTTCTGAGAGCAGAACAAATGGTACATAAACCAGAACTCAAAGGAGTTCCAAAACTATTGAATCGTACCCGAATAAATTTACTTACTGCTAGAAACCATGCAAGCGATATAACTCATGAGTTGCACACAATGTTTTCAGATGAAGAGCTTTTAGAAATTTATGATGAGTTCGGATATGAGAACAATGCAGTACTTGGCAGACCATCAAACGGTTTTATAGTATTACTTTGGTTAATAAAAAAGGCATGGGTTTGGAAGAAACTTTCGATTGTTGGATTTGACTTCTTTGCCAAAGCAGCCCCTTTCAAAGTAGGTGCGGCTTACCCTAACAGTTGGCACTTGCCTAGAAATAGTGTTGATGAGATTCCTCACAACGTCCCCGCAGAAAGAGAGTATGCACTAGAAATGTCCCGCAACGGGGTGATTCATTGGGAAATACTTTCTGACCTGAAGCCAGAAATCTTAGACGAGTAAGTTTTTGAACGACTGATATAGTCGTAAAATTGGTGTTGAAATTTTAGAATTTTTGATTGACTCTTTGACGCAGAATAGCCAAAGCTGAATTACAAATTTTTCATCAGGCGTAACCATTTGAAAATTTCCTTATTATATCTTACCTAACAAGTACCCTGCTTCCACTACTTTGCGAAGATATTTCTTTTGCTTATCAGCTTTTATTAACAAACGCTCGTTGATTCCATCTCTTCGTAGGTTGAGGGGTATGTTGTCAATTACACTAGTCCACATATCCCAAGGAATAGCCATGAACGGCAAGGTAGGATAGTCGTGGTATTCTTCATATAGTTCTTTAGTTGATAGATTAGTTGAGAAAGCTTTTCGTATCATTATATTATGATTGATAGTATCTTTTGGCCCAATAGCTTCTTTATCTATTAGAGTATCTACACCCATATCAAAGTACAAAGGCATTATACCGTGCTTTCTGTTCATCAGATTCGCCATCATTACATCAGTCTTTGCAGATAAGATAAATGAATCTTTGTCATTCATATATGCGTTTCTGCCTTCTACTGCGGCTTCTCTATCTACTCTTCTAGTAGGTTTGCCATTTGCAAAGTAATGAGTCCAATGAAAATCTTTGAATTTTGCCCAGTTTAGTAATATAAAGTCTTGTTCGTAATCTGTTTTCTTAGCATCTAGTCCTATTGTTTGATAGTAGTTGCCATAGAAGGGGTGGTCAAAATATTGATGACATCTAGAGAAGTAGCATAAGTTATCTCCCATTTGTCTAACAGTTGGTACATTATCTTTGAAACTACCATTGAATAATCTTGCTCCGCGTGTGTGAACAATAACTCTTTCTATAGGAAATCCTTTTGGTTGTTTATCTTTCCAATGCTCTTTAAACTGAAGTATAGTTCTAGCTAGTCTTTCTGACCCTGTACCTCTCCACATGAAAGGAGTTTGGTAACTATAAACTTCTCTAAAGTTTTTCATAGCCCACTTGATAGTCGGCTCCATATTATCTATAAGTGGCCCTTTCCTATTGAACAGGTGCAGACGAAAGTTCTCGTCGCAGTCCAAAAGGGACGCGAGCGTATACTCGGTATTTATTTCTTCTGTTAGTATAACAATATCTATCATTTTATCTCTACTTTTCCTGTTCCCATTTTCTTGTGGGGTCTAAATGTATATTCCCAAAATTGTTCTAAGTATCTTTCAACTCTTTCTTCTGCGTCCTCATCAAAATGAAACACAATGCCAGACCTTTTACTAGAAAGTATTTTTAAGAGTGCTGTTCGTGACCCACAGTCTTTTCCTGCTATGCCCTGATATATTGCTTCATAAGTAAGATGATTCTTTTCTCTAGCTACTCTGGGAACAGCTACTGAGTGAATATTCTTTCCTAACAATAATCCTTCTATTCCCATTTGACTATTGGGACAGAAAGCTAAATCAGTACATCTTTCAAGAATTTCGTGACCACCTAGTTTCTTATCTAATACTTTATCTTTCCCGTATCTGTGTTTATACTTAGCACAGTATACATGGGCTGTAATAGGGTGTGGCTTAATTACAAAACCTTTATTCATAACATAGTCGTCTAACTTTTTCCAATCCAAAACATTTTTACCTGCTTGTATTAGATTACTTCCTGGTGGGAAGATTACTTTATCGTATGTAGAACGATTATGTTTCAATGTATATTTATTTTCTAAATTATCGATTATCTTTTGTATTCTATCTTCGTCTATCTTTTGATTCGAATCAGCAATACTGTGCATAATCCTGTCATTTATTTTTATAGTGTTTACTCTAAAGAAGCAACCACCTCCTAAGAAATCTGTATACAAGAATGCTCTTATAGTACGTAACTCATTGGTATTGAACCAAAGGTCGTATTCAAAAGGACACCCCATGTATTCCTCAGGAATTATTCTTTCACGAAATTTTGCTAGTACATCTAACCTACTCTTAGGTGGCATGCAACTGCCTGATTTCATGAAATGCGTAGGAACATCTCCCATCGCTTCGTTTATGGCTAACTGTTCAAGTTGTTGTTTTGCCATTCACTTTCTCAGTTAGTTTCCAAACTTGTAATTCTAAATCTTTTATTCTTTCTTCGTTCTCTCCGATTGTATCAAAGAGAGCCGACATTAGTCCTTCCATCTTTTTGTTCAGATAATCTGTAGTAATCTGATCTTCAGGAAGTCCTGTTTTTATATCCATTTTCGCCATGTCTTAACTCGTCCATTGTGAACCGTCCCAATAGGAAGCTCCGACATCAGAAGCGCTTGATACTTCAGTATCGAATATAGTTCCAGCTTGAGAGGCTGTTATTCTTTCAAAGATACCTGTATCTGTTGCCGTAGCAATAGTTGTTAGGTGATCCGTTGTAATTGTGGTATCTGTAACTCTTGTAGTGTTGAAAGTACTAGATGTTGTCCTAGTTGTTTCAAATACAGAACCTGTTGAACTACTTGTTTCAAAAGTAGTTGTAGTATCTCTAGTAGTATCGAAAGTACTTGTAGTACTCTTACTTGTAGAGGTTGCTCTTGAACTTGCAGTAGTTGTGTTTGTTTCAAAGGTACAAGTAGTTTCTTTACTTGTTGAGGTAGCTCTACTTGTAATTGTTCCTTGTGAAGTCGCATATGTAGTAACAGTACTTTTACTTGTTTGTGTTGCTCTAGTAGTATCTGTAGACTTCGTTGTATTAAATGTAGTTGTAGTACTTCTACTTGTTGATGTAGCTCTTGAACTTGACCTAGAAGTTGCAAAAGTTGTTTCGTAAGTTGTAATTCTGGCAGTATTCGTATTGAACTCCGTGGTTACGATTACATCATCAGTTAATCTACTTGTATTTGTATTATAGTTTGTAGATACGATTACATCATCAGTTAATTTACTTGTGTTTGTATTAAAGTCTGTAGATACAATTACTTCATCAGTTAATCTACTTGTATTTGTGTTATAGCTAGTAGAAGCGGTGAATGTTGTAATTCTAGTTGTTTCATTAGTAAAGCTAGTATTTACCTCAAACTCAGTTAATTTACTTGTGTTTGTAGCATAAGTTGTACTTGCAGTAAACTCAGTTAATCTACTTGTATTTGTATTATAATTTGTTGATGCTATGAAACAAGTATTAGTGTTATTAGTATGTGCACCTGTGTTGTTTGTAAACTGTGTTTGATAACTTGTGTTAGTATTGTTTGTATGTGCACCTGTATTGTTTTGGAACGTTGTACCTACAATAACGTTATCAGTCTGTCTAGCTGTGTTTGTACTTGCTATGAAACAAGTATTAGTGTTATTAGTATGAGCACCTGTATTTCTAGCTGTGTTTGTAGCTACTATGAAACAAGTATTAGTGTTATTAGTATGAGCACCTGTGTTGTTTGTAAAACCTGTACTTGCTATGAAACAAGTATTTGTATTGTTTGTATGCGCATGAGTATTATTTGTAAATGTAGTCTGATAACTTGTATTCGTATTGTATGAAGTATTTCTACTTGTGTTATACGCTGTATTTCTACTTGTACCATACGAAGTATTATTAGTACCACTTGTACTTACAATAATTTGTGTAACCCTAGAAGTATTTGTTCCTACAATATGGTGACCAACTTCTGGGTCAATAAATACTGCTGTATTATTTCTAAATGCTGTTGCAAATGATGTATTAGTATTCCAAGCAGTATTAGTACTTCTACTTGTATTGTATGAGGTACTTCTACTTGTACCATATGAAGTACTTCTACTTGTACTATTAGTAAATCCACAACCGTATGAAGTGTTTGTACTTACACAAGTATTTGTTGCTACAATAGCAGAAGTGTTTGTGTTTCTAGCTGTATTTGTTGAATAAGAAGTATTTGTTGCTACAATAGCAGAAGTGTTTGTGTTATTCGTAAAGCCTGTTGAGTAACAAGTATTTGTTGCTACAATAGCACAAGTGTTTGTGTTATTAGTAAAGGCGGTGCTATACGAAGTATTTGTAGACCTTATGGTATTTGTCGCGTAAGAAGTATTTGTTGCTACTATAAAGCCACAAGCATATGATGTGTTTGTTGAGTAGCAAGTATTTGTTGCTACAGTAGCACAAGTGTTTGTATTCCTACTTGTTCCAGTTTCATAGTCTGTATTTAAACTTGTACTAGTATTTCTAGTTGTATTATTAGTAAAGCTAGTATTTAAACTTGTGTTTGTGCTGTTACTCGTATTAGTATTGTAAGCAGTAGTTAAACTTGTGCTAGTATTTCTAGTTGTAGAATTAGTAAAGCTAGTGTTGAAACAAGTATTTGTATTTCTATTAGTTACATTCGTAAAGCTAGTGTTGAAACAAGTGTTTGTATTTCTGCTAGTTTCATTTGTAAAGCTAGTGTTGAAACAAGTATTCGTACTTTGTGAAGTCTGATTAGTAAACCCAGTAGACCTACTAGTATTTATCGTCGTGTCATACGAAGTGTTAAAGGTCGTAGTGGTATCATAGACAGTAGTAGTTGCCTTACTTGTCTCAAAAGTTGTGGTTGTAGTAAACGTAGTTGTAGTATTAAATACAGTTGTAGTTGTAGTTGTTGTATTAAATGTTGTTGTAGTAGTATACGTAGTTGTAGAGTCAAATGTTGTAGTTGTTGCTCTAGTAGTATTGTATGTTGTAGTAGTTGTAAAATTAGTTGTTGTATTAAATGTAGTAGTGGTTGCCCTAGTAGTTGCAAATGTACTAGTGGTATCTCTGCTAGTATCGAATACTGTTGTAGTAGCTTTTGTAGTATCAAAGACTGTACTTGTATTTTTGTTAGTCTCGAAAGTACAAGTTGTACTAAAAGATGTTTCCTGAGTGCCTGATATGAAAGTAGTTTGAGTATTAGTACTTCTATCTGTAGCACGGACAGCATCAAACGGCCCTTCTAAAGAGCCGCTTGCATTTACATAAACGTGATGGATACGGCGAATCGTGCCGTTATCGTTAACCGCAAGAAAGCGAATTTGACGAAGGTTGCCTCCATCGTTTACATAAATTGCCATTTAAGTTCCTATGAGTATACGTACCAGACGTGTCCGCTAGACGTTCCACTTGTACTTGTTGGAGCGGTTGTTGTAATTGTAAAAGGCAATCTAGCCGCAGCGATAGTACCTGTCATCTTTGTGCCAGGAACGTCCATGTTAGATACCTGTCTACTACTATTTACAATTTCTGTTCCGTCAATACTCAAACCTGTATCTTCAATATTGAATTGTAGTTTTTGTCCCATTTTATACCTCGATTGCTTGTCTTATGACTTTTATAGTCATGTTATCTGTTGAAGCAGGAGTTACTCTTAGTCTTACATTACCAGAGTTAATATCTGCGTCGAACGTGGCCTGTGCACCATTATCGAATATAGATGCATACTGTGTTAAATAAACTGTTGTTCCATCATGGAATAATAATAGTTCTAATGCTTGGAAATCGGTATCTGTACTATTTGTAATAGAGATAAGATACTTTGCAGTTCTAAATGTAGCTGCTGCAAAAGAGTCAACTGTTTGTGTTCCTGTTGAACTACTAGAAAGCGTAGCGACATCGAATCCACCAACTTCATCAATGTGTAGTTTTTGTGGTGGGTTAGTATCTTGAATACCTACTGAGCCTGCTACTTTTACTAAATCGCCAGTACCATTACCTAATGTTACGTGTCCTGTAGTTTCTAATGTAGCTGTTGCAATGTTTCCTGACATTGATATAGCTGTACCATTTAGTGTTCCTGTAAGTGTACCACCACCTAATGATAAGTGAGTATCGTCATTTGCTAGTTTTATCCAGTTGCCTGCATGAGCATAGTAACCTTTACCTGTTCCATGAACGTGTGCAAACATACCATGGTATGTAGAAGCACTTGGTAAATCGCCTTCTGCTGAGTACACATTAGCAAATAGCACTTTGTTGCCATCACCATCAAGATCTCCTGATAGAGTGGTTGTGCCTTCTAATGTTAGACTTGAAGCTATCTGTGTAGTTGAGACTGCATTAGCTGCTATCTCAGAACTTCCAACAGCGTTAGCTGCTATCTTACCTGCTGTAACTGAATTATCTGCTAACTTAGCTGTTTCTACAACACCAGACGCTAAGTGTATTGCATCAATACTACCTGTTACTAGCTCTGATGAATCTACTGAGTTTGCTCCCATCAAGTCTGCTGTGATAGTGCCACTTGGAATTTGAGTTGCTGTAACTGAGTTTTGTGCTATCTCTGAACTTCCAACTGCATTTGCTTGTATCTTTGCAGCTGTAATAGAGTTACCTGCTAATTGTGCAGTATTAACCTGAGCATCGTCTATATGCTTTGTTAAGATAGAGTTCTGAGCAATGAGTGCGCTAGTTACTGCGTTTGCTGCAATCTCTCTGGTAGTAACATTATTCTCTGCTATCATCGCTGATTCTACAGCGTTTGCTTGAATTGTTGCTGTACCTGTTACATTACCTGCACCTGTAAATGAAGATGATGTCCAAACAACATCTCCAGTCATTCCAATTGTTCTTCCAGTTGCTAAGGCAGTTGCTGTTGTAGCGTTACCTGTTAATGCACCTTCAACATTTGCTACAAGAGTTCCAGTTGTTACTGTTAAATCTCCTGTGCTAGTACCTGTGAATGTACCAGTACCCATTTTGAACTTGTCTTCACTTTCATCAAATCCTATGAAAGCATTATCTGAACTTCCTCTTTCCATGACAATACCTTGGTCTCCTGATGGAGAACCTGATTGTCCGTTACCAAGTTCGATTAGTTTATCTGTGATAACTGTATTAGTAGATGAAGCAGTTGTTGTGCTACCATTAACTGTTAAGTTACCTGATAATGTGACGTTACCTGTAAATGTTTGACCACCTAAAGCATCTGATTTAAGTTCAGAAGCTGATACAGAGTTCGCTGCTAATTGATCCGCTGTGATTTGTGCGTCATCAATATGCTGAGTTAATATAGCATTATCTGCTATCTTAGCTGATGTTACTGCATCATCTGCAATATCACCTGTTGCGATTGTACCATCTAGTATTTGGTCAGTAGTAATCTGTCCATCATCAATATGTCTTGTTAAAATTGAATTAGAAGCTATCTTTGCAGAAGTAACATTATTAGCAGCTATCTTCGCTGTAGTAACGTTAAGGTCTGTAATCTTTGCAGTAGTTACTGCATCAGTTGATAGATGAATAGTATCAATAGACCCAGTAATAAGTTCTGCACTATCTACTGAGTTTGCAGCTATTTGGTCTGCTGTGATTTGGTTATCATCAATATGTCTTGTTAAGATTGAGTTAGATGCTATCTTTGTAGCGTCTACACTATTATCAGCTATTTTTGCTGTTGTTACTACGTTTGCTGCTAAATGTATAGTATCTATACTACCAGTAATAAGTTCTGAACTATCTACTGAGTTTGCTCCTAATTGTGTGGAAGTAATACTTCCGTCTGCTATCTTAGCTGCTGTGACTGCGTTATCAGCAATCTTTGCAGTTGTTACGTTAGCATTTGTAATTTTTGCTGTAGTTACTGCGTCGGTAGATAGATGAATTGTATCTATACTTCCTGTTACTAATTCTGCGCTATCAACAGAGTTTGCCGCTAAGTGTAAAGCTGCGACTGCTCCTGTTGCTATCTCTTCAGCAGTAATAGTATTTTCTGCTATTTTTGCAGAGGTTACTGAGTTGTCTGCTAGTTTAGCAGTTGTAATATTACCCGCGGCGATCTTTGCCGAAGTAACTTGTAAAGATCCTATATGAATAGTATCAATACTTCCTGTTACCAATTCTGATGAATCCACTGAGTTAGCTGCTATTGCTGCTGCGTCAATAGAATTATCACCTACGGCTGTGACTGCCGATGCTTGTAATTGTGCTGCTCCGATAGCATTAGTTGCTACTTCGGAGGTGCCTACCGCGTTTGCTGCAATTTCTGATGCTCCAATAGCATTGGCAGCTATCTCGCTCGCAGTAACGGAATTGCTTACAATTTCTACGCTTCCAACTGCGTTTGCCTCAAGCGTGGAGACAATTGCGTTTTCCTTTCCTATGAGTGCCATGTTATGTTTGCTCCAGATACGATAGAACTACATCTATCGAGCTTGCAACATTTGAATTTACTTTTATAATATCACCAGCTTCCATTACAATTTTACCCTCTCCACCTACAGCTACAACTGTTGAGCTGCTTGGTATTGGAGAGCTTTTTAATACAGTCACGTGATTACTGGTACTTGCGTCAAAGAATTCTACTGTTCCTTCTACTGCTCCACCGCTTTGATTAGCTAGGTAGAGTCCAATAATTGTAACTGTAGTAGCTGAAGGACAAGTGTAAACTGTCGTTAAAGTTGTACCCACGTTTATTGCTGTTGCTGTTTTAAATGCTGATGCCATGTTGCTATCCTAATGCTATAGTAAAGGCTAAGATGTCGTCCTCTGTTGCTATCCCTTCTGTATGAGAAGCAACAGTTACAATATTACCACCCGAGTCTTTAGTATAAATCTTTTTATCAGCCGTGTTCATAGCAATCTCATGCGTAGCTAAATCACTACTGCTAGGGGCTGAGCTTGCTGATTCCGACCTTTTTATTTTAATTACCTGTGCCACTAGAACGTACCCCCATCTAGTGTATTAGACCATGTGACTGTTGAGGACGCTCCAACTTGGAGTAACTGCCCTACGCTGTTTGTTGAGTCATATGTTCCAATTGAAAGTTTTGAATAACCACCATTGGCACCATTAGCACCAAATAGTATGTCACCGTTAGCTGTTGCTGATATACCTTTCAGACTTAGATTTGCTCCACTATTGTGAGAGATTGTTTTATTATCTACGTCTACTGAAATAGTATTCCCTGTTTTTGTAAGGGCGTTACCAGCGTCGATTTGTCCAGCACCTGAGAACTGTGTAAATACAATGTTATCTGTACCAAGAGTTGCTGTTCCTGTTATTGAAGTTAAAACATAAGCGTTATCTGCGTTAGAAGAACCTGCTTCTACGAATGTAAATAATCCGCCTGTAACTTCAGCAGCTGAATCTGCATCTTCTGCTCTTGTTAGTACACCTGCTACGCCTACGGCTGGAGCTGTTGTAACTTTATAGATACCATTCTGTGTTTGTGTGGTCTGGTCTTTGACAAGAACTCTGTCGTTAGCAGCTAGGTTTACACCATCAATTGCCTGTACGCCTGTAGCGTCAAAAGTAAGAGTTCCTGCTCCGTTGTTATATGTAACAGATAGATTAGCTGTTGTTGCTAATTTAACTGAATCTTTTATGTCGAGTGCTTGTTTTACACTATCAACATATGCTTTGGTAGTAGCATCTGTACTTGCTGTTGGAGTACCTACATTAGTTACTCTGTTTGCTCCCATATCAACAGTTTGTGAACCAGCGACTGTAAAGCCTCCGTCAAAGTCTGCTGAAGGAGTGAATGTTGCAGTACCTGTAACAGTAACGGTGTCACCACCCGCGTTACCTAAGGTTACATTACCATTCATTGTAGTATTGCCATCTACATTTAATGTAGAATCTAAATCTACTCCACTTTGTACATTTAATGTACCAGCTATTACTGTGTCTCCGTCTCCAGAAGCTACTGTAAATTTGTCTGTTCCTACTAAGAAATTGCCACTCTGTACATCAACTCCTGCAGTTTCTACATTCTTACCAAATACTACTTTCTCTCCTGAGTTTGTAGTTACAAATTTAAGATATGAGTTACCTGCTTCCTTGATATCCAATGCAGTCGCACTATTGTCGGGCATTGTAAGGGCATTTGCTTGACCAGAAATATCAATTGTACCACCATGAGTAACAACTAAGTTACTAGTAGGTGCAATTGTTAAGTTTCCTGATGATGTTGAGATAGTGTTACTTGAACCAGTAACTACTATATTACCTGATTTTAATTGGTCTATCTTACTGTTAGCATCAACTAATACTGCTGAACTTGCTGTTAATGTACCAGCAGAGTGGTCTAACATCTCAACGTATAGAGCACCGCCGATTGCAGTTACAGCACTAGAGGAAGGGTGACCAATAAATAGCTTATTACTATTTGAAGAATACGCTAACTCACCAGCACCAAGCGAACCCGGTGCGGAAGTACTGGTACTTCTTTTAATTTTAATGGTTTGTGCCATGATTGTTTCCTATATGAGCTTAAAAGCTCCCTGCGTCTATAGTGTCTGAGTCCGCTGAACTGTTTCCTATCATTACAGGAACAAAAGCAAAGTTTCCTGCAGACGTTTCTCTATAGATCTTTAACTGATTATCGTCAGTATCGTAAAAGAAATCTCCTTCTGCTAGATTAGTTGTTCCTGCAGTTGGAGCCGTTGTTTGAACGAAGAACTGATCTGCTAGTTGCAGAAGTGCCTGTTCTACCGTTGACGCATCTGAGATAGTTCTCGCTGCGTTTTGAAAAGTAATACCTTGTGCGTCTGTAGCCGCACCAGCAATAGCTGTTGAGATAGTAAGCTCAGTTACATTATTAGTTACGCCTACTGACGTAGTTTCTGGGGTAATTGTTAATTTAACTGCCATTATCTAGTAACCTCTGGAGTGACTCTTGCCACGCCCTGTAGTAATCTATTTACTGTACCATTTGAAGTATTTACTAATTCTAAGTCGTAATAATATTTACCTGACGCAATGGCTGCTGTTACCGAATTGGTCAACGCCATTTTTAGTTTTCCACCTGACGCATTAGTAATTGTGCAAGTAAAGTCTGCTGTTTTTGTAGAAGACGTTGGTGATGGACGTAACTGTGCCCGCGCTGTATGTGTTGCGAGAGGGGTAGCTACACCACCTTCTGAAATCGCTACTTCAATAGCAAAATCTGATCCTTGGTCAATAACTATATCGTAAGTTCCTGCTGCCATATTAAAATTATACTCCTATTTGTAAATTATAGCAAAAATCATAGGTGATGTCAAGAACTAAATTTGGAACGTCAATTATTTTGGTTTGCTATAGCTCTGCTTAATCAATTCTCAGAAACATAACCAAAAATTCATGGTGATGTTTTTGACGTGTTTATGAATATGACCAAGTTACATCAGCCCAATCTGAATCTCCAGCTTTTAGATCTCTATATTGTGCTATGGTTGCCTCATTGTGTTCAAGGTTTTGTGCTTCTAAATGAAACTCGCCAGGAGTTGTAGTTGTAGTTCCTGTTAAATCAAATCCTAAACCGTCCCACTTTGTTCGAGTTGCAGATACTGCGTTATTGTGACCTGCATTACCAGGCGCTTGAAACCAGGCATTTATATGTGTCATATTCCATCTCTCCATCATTCCGAGCGTCATTATATTGTGGTCTGAAAAATATCCTTTGCCTCTTTCGTTAGGGTCAATCATACCGAATCTTACATTCATTTTACCTGCCTCTGCTCCGAATACCCAAGTACTAATTCCTATAGGTGTACCTGATTTTTCAGAAACATAAGTTGCTAGTAGAAGATTATCATTATCGTATGTATGTATATTTGTTTCATTAAAGTTATCATTATTTAGTAACATTCTACTAAATCTATTAAGTCTTGCAATATAAGTAGTAGTTCCTTGTGGAAAATCTTTCCAACATCTCATAAAGAAGTCTTGATCTGCTGAAGTTTCTTGAAGGGGTCTAAATTTCCACCCATTACTTGCTGTGCATATTGTTGTTGCTGCCATGTTTCTCCTATTGTTTACTATTATGTACTAACATACCGTCTACATAATAGGTGTGTTCATTATCAACTGTAATATTCCATACAGTTCTTTTTATATTTACTAGTTCTATTCTCTCTACTTCTCCCGCCGTAGTCATATCTCCCACTTCTATTTCTTGTGGTTGGAGTTCTATTCTGTGTCCAAACTCTACATGTTCTTTGTAGTATTCTTCTGGGTCAATACAGCACCAGCCTTTATCTTCTATCCATACTGGGTGTCCTGCTGTAAGTTGTATATCGTTTAGTTTGTACCAGTAATCAACTTCAAATGATTCTTTTTTAGTAACTGTACCATTTTTTATCTTTTGTCCTACTTCTAAACTTTCAATAGCTTGTTGTCCTTCTTCTAAGTCTACGAGAGTACCAGGAAGGAAACAGCCTCCACCGCCGCCTCCGCCGCCTCCGCCGCCGCCTCCAGAAGAACTTGTATCAATAATATAACAACTCATATCAATTGTTAAACCACTTTGAGTATGTGTAACAGTAATAGTTTTAGTTGTTGCATTACTTCCAAAAGTTGAAGAAGACCACGCATCAGCTCCTGTGCCTGTATTTGTAAGAGCAAAACCACTCACATTGTCTCCACTTCTAGACCATGTGTAAGTACAACTTTGAGAAGATACACTATCTAGTGGGTGGTCAACTGTGATTGTACCTGTTGTATTATTTGCACTATAGTTAGACCCGTCTGTAGTACTGAATGAACTTGCTTGTGCACCAGTAGATACAAAGATACTACTAAACTCAAAGTCTGCTTGTTTTGTAATTGTAGCACCGCCCGCTAAATGAGCGTCAATAATTGAGATATTTGATAAGTCTCCATAATTTCCACTAAATGATGAAGTACCTGCTCCAATCGCTGCTCTAGCTGTTGCTGCATTACTTGATGTGATAGCTGCGAGTCGAGGGAAGTCGGCTGCATCAAATCGAGCTGTAGCTATCTTACCTGTTAAATCTGCCGCAGAACCACTAAATGACGAAGTACCTGCTCCAATGCTAGTTCTAAAAGTAGAAGCATTGGTAATAGCATTGGCTACTAGAGTCTGGTTTATACCAGTTAAAAAGTTTGAGTCATTAGTTAACTCTGAAACAGCACTAGGTATAGTAGGTTTCCCACTTAGAGCACTATAAGCCCCACTAAACGATGAAGTACCAGCTCCTATTGCAGTACGAGCTGCACTAGCATTAGCAGCTGTAATAACTCCTAAAGTTGGAAAATCACTTACACTAAATCTATCTTCAGATATAAAACCTGAAAGGTCTGCTGCAGAACCACTAAATGATGAAGTACCAGCTCCAATATTATTCCTAAAAGTAGTAGCGTTACCTCCAATATTAGCTCCAGTAATATTCATAGGAGTAAATCCTAATCCTGAAGTTATACTAGTACTTAAATTAGTAAAGTCAAAACTATACTCTAAATCTATTAAGTCTGTTATAGAAGATTTGTCAAAGTATATAAATGGAGTTGACCATACCCAACTCCCTGAAGCATCAGTACCATTTGACTGCCAAACTGTGACAGTACTTGAATGAGATAGTGAAGACTTAGTCCATACATTATTACCAGTAGAAGTAGAAGTTATTTCTCCAACTGGTTTTGATGGTGCAGTTGAAAATCTAGCCGCTCCTGTTTTACCATAGTATACGACTGCGGCATTTGAACCATCATCTCCTTTATCGCCTTTCTCATGGATTGCATGAACAAAGGCCGTAGACCAATCTGCTGCAGCAACTGATACTGATGTATCATTGATACTTCCTGTAACTACGCAGGTAACTGCATGAACTTTTGCTCCGTCTGCTGGGGTTGATCCAAAGGAAGGAGGTGTTAAGTTCCAAGAACTTGCATTGCCCCCTGTAAGTGTAAGTACGCCTGTTAGGAAATTATAAGTTGCTGTTGGGTCAGCAGGTGCGCTACCTGTAGTAACATCTGAGTAAATAATTAACTCTTTTGCCATTGTACCTTCGAGTCTGTATGGTGTTCCCCAAGTAAATCCTGTAGCACCAGTAGCTTTTGTTCCTTCTACAGCGAAAAGTACACCAGTACCACTTGGTACATTATCACTCCAAGTATATGTAGTACTGCTAATTGTAAAGTTTGCGGGAGTAGTTGCTGTACCGTTTGTAGATGCTGTAACATCTGAAGCATCAGTGCCTGCTGGTACTCTTACAAATGCAAAGTTTACAGTACCACCAGCTGCTCCATCAGCTCCTGTCTTACTTTTTGTAAGTGTTTGAGTTACTGGAAAAGTAAAAGCAGTTCCACTAGTATCTTTACCTGTAATTGTATAAGTTAGAATTATTTTGTCAGTACCATCTGACATTCCTGAATGGTCGCCAATAGTTACAAATCTTTGTCCACTACTTCCTGTAGAAGATATTGTTCCTTCTGTAATATTAGAATCATTATTAACACTTACTGTCCAATGTCCATTAGTAGTTCCTGAGCCATCATAATCTAGTAGCTTCACTCCTTGATACATTTTTATAGTACCACCACTACCTGTATAGTTACCTACTACGCCATCTTTACTTGCTGGGAATACGTGTGCTATATTATCAAAGATAGGTTGTACTGCTCCTTCAAATAGTTCTACTATATGAAGTTGAGTAGTATCTGAAGCACCGCCATCATCTGCGTGTAAAGTATATGTAAGTGTCATGTCGTCTACTATTTGAGACGAACTTACTGTGGCAGTAGCTTTTCCATTTGTAATTGTATTGTTTGTTGTTGCACTACCTCCGCTTACAGACCATGTTCCATTTTGAGTTGTATTTGTACATTGTGCTGTAACTGTAATACTTGATGGGTGGAAGAAAGTGAAATCAGAAGTTCCCCCTCCTTCATCAGGGAAAATCTCTTTTGTCATCATTTGAGAATCAGGAGTTACAACTACAAGTTTTGCATCTTCTCCTGCTGATCCTTGTGCTGATTTTGAGAAGGAAAGTATTTTATCTGCAATTAGTAGATCTGCTCTACCTCTATCAAATAGTCTTACAGTTGCTGTAGCGGTAGTAACGGCGTCCATATCTCCGTCGCCAATAGTTATCTGTCCAGTTGATGAATCAATTACTACATCACTATCATTATCAAATCCAGTTCTTGCTTGTAGACTTATACCAAAAGTATTTTGGGTAGTACCACTATTTGCAAAACTATATGCTTGACTTCCTCTTTTTACAGTAAAGTCACAAGTATAGGCACTTTCATTTGTTACTGTTCCGTCAAGGTTAGAGTCAAATGTAAAGTTTTGATTTGTTCCTTCCACAGCATAACCAGATTCTCCTTGTACACTACCAAACTTTTGTAGAGTATAAGTATTTGATGCTGTCTTTGTAACCTTACCCATAATAGTATCATTTTGATAGTCT